CGGTGGAGCATTCAATGTATGTTTGGGCTAATATTTTAAAATCGGTATTGGACATTTCTGGATTATTATATTTAATCAATGCTCCAATTGCACCCTGTAATTTCCCCACTTGCATAGCCTTGTCGTAGGCAAAGTTGTATAATTCCTCACTCATGTTATTTCAATTTTTAATTTGTGAGGGCGGGGGACTCGAACCCCCATTTTGGCTGCCTGCCGCCTTGGAACCCTCGGGCCTGCAGACCCATATTATTGTCTTTCCAATTGTCACCAACTTTGTCTTTCAATGTTTCCGGGTTGGGACCGTCTGTAGTCAGGACAGGATTCGAACCTGCATACGGCAACTCCTTTTACGGACCCGCTCACCATTGAGCTACCTGACTATATTATTATTTACTTAATTGTTCTTTGACTTCACTTACAACCACACCCATGAACACTGTTCCAGCCATTAACATAAGAACACACATTCCCATTTCGTTGATTGGATCAGCAAATGAGATAAACTGTTGAATAAATCCTTGCATCAAACCAACGGCAATACCAAATGAACCAATTGATGCTAATAAATGTAATACTATATTTTTCATAACCTTAATTTCTTTATACGGTAAATATACGAACAATTTTTCGGGGATCCAAATTTATTGGCAATTATTTTAATGAACTTCTGTAACGGTAATGTAAACACTGAACATACCCACCACACAAGGTTCCGAATGTTTTGAATAATTTACCATCCACATCGGCTAACACCTCAGCTCCGTCACCACCAACTTTAACTTTAATATCCTTAGCAGTCATTTCATCGTTGAGGTGTTTAACCAAGGCACGATTCAATTTAACCATGTTTTGATTAATAAAATCCTCACGGTAACTGTTTTCCCATTTTTCAGGTATCTGCAATCTCAATTCAAACAATTGGAACATCAAACCCTTAAGGTGATTAATCTCAGCACGACCCTTATAATCACTAGGATAAGCAACTGGGGCTTCATATGTACCCAACTCTCTATTATATTTTTTATATTGGGTCATGTAAACATATTTGTGAGCTGATTGATACATGTCAATTTTATCTTGGTAATAATGATGGTAAAGCGTATTGCCTTCAATCTTCATCCATTCCTGGAATTGATTGTAACGTTCCTTCATGTTATTAATTTGACGGTCAGCTAATTGTTCAACAATCTGCTTGGCTTCGTTTTGGATGTTTTCTAATGCTTTCATAACCTTTATTTTCTTATCAATCTTACCCCATAAATGTACGAACGGGATTTCGCTCCTCCAACCCTTATTGCAAAAACAGTCATGAACGGTTATGAACAATTTATGAACATCTCGGGGATCCAAATTGAACCATGAAGAGTTGTGAACAATTTGCGGTTCATATATACTTTTTACCTCTAGTAAAAAACTTGGGGGAGCGGGGAAAAGGGGTTAACCCACCATCACTTCTATATTACCCATCGCGTCATCCATTTTTCACATACAATACAAATATCACAATATTTTTATATCCATATAGGGATTGTTTGTCACATTTTATACCGTTTATATAAACATGAATTTAGGGTCGTAGCATTCCACGACCCTATTTTCTAATACGTTAATAACGTTTATTTAACGTGTATAGACGTTGGGTTAGTTGCATTCACAGCCGCCTCAACCCGTCTCAACAACGATACAAACTCCTCAAAATCATTCATATCATCAAAAGCCCATTGTTTTGTTCTCAACACAAAAAATGCTCCCCCGTCACCATCTATTCCTAGAGACGATTTTGCCTCAACAATCAACTGTTCACTCTCTCCACCATCTACACAATTTGCCTCTTGATAAAATCTAAACGTCATTGTATCCAGTTGTGCTCGATTCGGATTATACGGTTTTGGTTTATTTTGTTCTTGACGTTTTGGAAATTCGATCGTTGTCTCCCCCGTCACGTTATTCTTATCATCTGGATTATTACTCGTATTGCCTCCCCACCATGTTATTTCTCCGCTTTGGTTTAGGATTTGTTTACCGGCATCACTATTGTGCAACCAAGATTTCCATTGTTCGTTATACCATCCATAACCATCACTCATCATTAATCCATCTAATGTGTGAGCTTCTTTATTGCGTTCTAGCCAAGACAAAAATGTAAACATATTCCAATCTAAATCTTTCATAAATAAAAATGTATTTTTATATTATTATTTTGATTGGATTTTAATTAATTCACTCTGGATTGTATCATACATGTTTATTTTCTCCATGATGTATCCTTCCAATTCATTCCCCTTCTCCATCATTTTAATAATAATGAATTCCAATTCCACAATAATGTTTTCTACCTCAATTAAAGCACATTTGATAGCTTCTTTATAACGCGCTCCACAATTATTAATTCCGTGATCATGTGAACCATTATTTGGCAATGCATAATAATATCTGTGTACTATTACTCGAGCATACTCATTAGGTGTCTCCGGTACTTTTATCATTATTGGATCTATTTCCATAAATCTCTTATTGCTCATCTAATTCAATTATTTTATCTTCTACTTCTGTTATTTTATCCTCAACGTATTGCTCTATTTCATTCATTAGTGCAACTAGTTTTTCTCGTTTCAAATGGAATTCTTCATCCTTAACTTCTGGAAAACTGGAGTAATGTCTAAAGCAATATTCCATTCCTTCCTCATCCATTCTGTAACGAACCCTTTCCCAATTGTCTAATTCGTCTCTTAGTTGATCTTCTGTCATTGTTCTTGTTGTTTAACATTTTGTATTAAATGCATTGCACCCCATACCCTGTCTCTATAAAACATAAAAGCATGTCTCGCTTCCATTCCACCTTTTACTTGATACAAATCTGAAATCCTATCATCAAATAATTTAGATAATTCATCTAGAATCTCCAATGCGTTATTCAATTTACTATAGTCTACCATTACTACTTTTTGATCTTCCATAAATAAAAATATATTTTTATATTATTCTTCTTGTTTATATGAACCTATTCTTACTGAACCCGATAATGCTAAAGTACCCGTAGGACTACCATCACCTGTCCAACCACGTTGTTTTGTTAATTTACTATTAAACATTTGCTTTGCTGCATCAATATCTCCATCATTAAACAATTGATCAATAATGAAATCGGCTTCCTCTAATGTACATCTGTTTTCAATCACATCCACATATGTTTCTAGATCAACACCTAATTCATCTGCAAATGCATCATCCATTAATTCAAATAATTCTATCATTTCGTAAGTAAAAATGTATTTTTATCGTATATACGTATTTCTGTATGAGGTGTGGTAGCGAAAGCTTTGCTGCTTATTTTTAATGAAAGTCCATTGGTGGTTCATAATCATCTATATCTTTAACATACTGTTTAAATGTCTTATCCCACTTTTTAAAGTACCATATAAAATAACCTAAATGGATAAACATAAACGGAATAAATAATAAAATATATTTCATGATTATCTTATTTTTTGATTAGCCTGATAGTAATATCACCTATCCAACTACCTATTTGCCAACATCCAATTAACCCTAAAACAAATTTTGGTAATGTTAATATTAATGCAATTGATAATATTACTCCACCTGTTATTATTAATGTATTTTTCATTTTATTTATTATTTTGAATATAATTTAATACTTCGTTTGATGCATTTGTTCTAAATGTTTCTTGATTATTATCATCAAACATTCGATAAAACACCATAGCATTATCTTCAATATTTTCAATGCGGTTAATGTAATTTAGTTTTTCCGTTACATAACCATAAGTGTTATCATAACTTGACCAAATTGATGTCGCAATTGACTTCATTTCGTTGTAAATTTCTTGACTTGGAGTATTCATAACTTTTATTATTGATTGTTGAATTTATTTAATACTTCTTCTACACTCATATTTTCCAATTCAGCATCATACTTTTTGTAAAATACTTCTTTGTTTTGGTAAGTGTTCAATTGGAACTGAATGTAACTACCTGATTTAAATTTCACCTCAAGCACATCAAATGAACCACTGTATTTACTCCAATCTTGTTTCATCTCAACTGTTGCATCTGGGTACAACGCTTTATATTTGTTGATGATTTCAATCTTCAATGCATTTTTCTTAACATAGAATTCATAATTTTCTACTTGCTGAGCATTGTGTTGAATCAATTTATTTAACATTGTAGCTGGTTTAATGTAACGATACTGATCTTGGATAGCACTACATTGAACTAACCCTCTCTCTAAACCAATTGAGAATTGTTTTTGTTCAAGATTACCATTATAAAATGAGAAACCTTTAAGACGAAGATCACCTTCATATGTTTCATAGGTAATTTCTGTCTCAAAACGATTGTTTCTATAATCACTACCTAATGATACTTCTTTAGTTTCGGTTTTAGTTGTAAAATTATTTACAAAGTTAACATCCTTAACAAAACCATTATCAAGCAATAATTGCTCAAGACTATCATTTTGATTTTTATAATACAAAGCATTTTTTGCACAACGCTCTTTATAATCAGCAATCATTTGCTCTTGCTCTTCAGTAAATAAAACACCTGCAAATAAATCTAATTGTTGTCCTACATTTTTCATAACCTTAATTTTTAATTGTTTTTCTTATCTTATCTTACCCTGTAAATATACGAACCGGATCTCAGTTCTCCAAATTTCCTCGCAATTATTTTAAAATTCCTGTAACTTGATTAAGTGCTTCATCATAAGTCATTTGCTCATAAAACACATACCAACCTGTTGTACCACGATCAGCCCAACCATCAAATGCTGTACACAATAAATTATGGTAGGTATCCATTGCACCTCTCCAATAATTGTTACCTGCCTCATTAGCAGCATCTAACATTTTCTCTCTCGCCTCAGCGTACTTTTGAACTAAATAATCAACATTTGAAATCATAACCTGTATTTTAATTATCAATCTTACCCCATAAATGTATGAAGGGGCTTTCGCCCCTCCAAATATCTTCGCAAAAGTTTTTGAGAAATTTTTATTCTTCTTCATCACCAAATACTTCATCCCACACATCATCTGTTAATCCAGTCAACATTAATTCACGTTGCTCATTAGTTAAATAGGGAAAAGCATTTTGGATTAATTCTCCGTCTTCATAAGCACCCAAATCAATCATTTTAACATCCATTAAATGGGGATTATTAAAAATATCTGTTACCTCAATAGTAACCCATTCGTTATCTGGTTCAAATTTATGTATGGTAAAGTTTCTCATATTAATCTTCAATTGATTCGTCCCACTCAGCTAACACAAATTTCAAATCCAATCCTGTAATTTTGGTTTTATCTTCATTACAGAAAGCCATTGCTTGAAATCCACCTGTACCATTAATAATACCTTGTTCCCAATGTGTATCTTTAAATTGACCTAATCTAGCTTCAGCAGCTCCACGAAGTAATCGTTCTGCTTCATTTCTCAAATCATCAATTGTAGGAATACCAACACTAGCCCATTCCCAATCCAAATGATACATTGCGCTTTGAACTTTAGCAAAGTTAAATTCATCCATAATGTCATCAATCATTTTATTAACTGGATCTAGATACACCTTTTCAGTTGGATTCGGGTTCATTTTATTAAGCAACGATTGTAGTTGCTTTAACTCATCTGCATTTAAATTTTGAATATTCATATTATAGATTTTTAGCTAAGTTTATAATGTGAGCAACCATGTTTGAAGTACAATGACCTATTACCTCAGTACCATCTGGGTATTTGATCAAACTATTATGGTTGTCATCTTCATTTAGAATATACCAATCACCATTTTGATCCCAAACAGCAACCTCGGCGGTTGTTTCGCCTTGATCACTATAACTGTATTTACCAAACATTACACTAACAGTTGTACCGTTATCAAATGTCATGTGAAAACCATCGTGATTGATGTCTTTTGCTACGTGTGTTGAAAATGCTTTTTTCATAACCTTTATCTTTATATGGTAAATATACGAAAGGGCTTTCGCCCTTCCAAATTTTTTTTACTATATCATGTTATTTTTTAAAATTCTTACCAAATCTTCTAAATCACCTGCACCTTTAATTTCACAAGTTTCTGAATCAAAAATGGTAACACTCCAACCTTTTTTCTCGGCATCATCATCTGAAGAGGACATTAAGCAAATATCTCCAATATCAAGTGTGTAATAATAGAAATCATGGTCATCACCTGATTCTACCATTGGAACATCATTGCGTTCAAAACCTAAATCAATAAATGTTTGTTCTGTCATTTTTTATAATTTTCTAGTTTATGTTTTACTTTTTCCCAATAAATAATAGTTGGAATTACTATTTCCTCATCTGCTATATATCTAATTTCGTCTATAATTTCATCACAAGCAGCAATAGCACATTGTTGAGATTGCCAAAAATCCATTTGCATATCAACAGTCATTTTCCTGAGTAGGTGTTCTGTTTGTTCATCTATTGATAATCTCATATTATTTCTTTTTTTGTTTATCTTCCCATTCACTAAATAAATAAGAAATACCTACGACTAACATTACTCCTAATACTCCCCAAATAAATTGTTCCATATCTTACTTTTTAATTGATACTAATATTGTTGCTTCAACTATATTATGACCAAAATCTTGAATATTTTCAAATTTAATTAGATCTTGGTTTACTATTTGTTCTAATAATTCCATTGCTAGTTGGCTTTTTACTTGATTCATTGCATAGTTAGGATCAACTATTGCATACCTAGGCATTTCAGGTTCACTAATACGTGCTTTAAGTACTAAAGTTTCATAAGGAATATGAACAATTTCCCTAATAATTTCAGGTTGTGGTTGTAGTTTTGATTTAAATAATTTTTTTAACCAACTCATTTCCAAAATATTTGAACACCTAAAATACCAATTGCAAATAATAAACTTACCATTGTTTTCATTGTTACTGGTTCTTTAAATAACCACCAACTTAACCAAGTAAATACTATTGCACCTATTGAAAACCCAATTAAGCGTGAAGGCCATAGTTGTCCACTATAAGCAGTAACCATTTGTTTAACAGATTCCATAAATAACATTGAAATAGGAATCCCCATAAGTACAGCAAACCAGTAATTATTCTTAAACCACTCATATCTAAGTGATCCTTGTAATTGAAAAAAGGTTGCAATTTGAGCTAAAAATCCAAATACTATTCCTATCAGTAATGCTATATAATTAATCTTCATCATCATCGTCAAAATCATAGCCTAAATCAGTATCTATTTTTTCATAATACTCATCTATACTATCTATAAAATCTTCATCATCTATACTCTGAAAGTATAATAGAAAATCAATTAATACTTCTTTAGCATTATCATATTCATTATCTTCTCCAAACGCTTGAATATCGTTTAGATAAGTGTTAATCATTTTCTCAAGCTTCTGTAGTTCCATATTATTCCCAATTACTATATTTCAAGCCCCATTGTAAATTAACCCATAACATTTCTCGTTCAGCTGATGCTTTGTTTATTTTAAGATTTTCACGTAAGTATTTTACACCCCATTTTTTCCATTCATCTGCTTGTTCAACAGTCATTTCCCATTGTTGAAACCAATTATCTTTACGATCCTTGATATCATCATAAGTAACTTGATGACCAGCAATAATAAACATTTGATTTATTAGATCTACAACTGCTTTTTCGCGTTTTTGTTCTCGAGTTAATCGTTTGCGTTTAGTTTCCATATATGTTTTATGATATTATAAATTAACCATGAAATCAATAATGTCCAAATTATTAATAAAATATTTAATAATAAGTTAAACATTTAATTTAAATAATTCGTAAACACTATTTCGTGTCTTAAATTTAATATAATCTTTTCGCTCCTCCAATATTTCTGTAACAGGAGTTGTCTGCCAAGTAAATGAAAATGTAAAAGGAGACATCATTAAACTTCTATCAACAGCAGGTTCATCATGTTTTGATTTAAAACGACCTTCATCATTAAATTCAATCCACATTACCTCCTTTGATTGTTTAGTTAATCCATCATGTTCACGAACTAATTTCCAATTGAATTCGTTTTCAATTACTCCTTGCTCAATAGCAATCTTCAATACATTATCTTCCGTTAATGTTATTGGAATTCCTCTACTTCCTAATTTACTCATATTTCGTTATTAATTATTTCTTCTGGGAGTTTGTTAAGAATGTATCCATTAATATCCATATTATATTTGCCTCCTCTATTGTATTGTTCAATATTAGCTGCTTTTTTAGCATCTTCAAAATTCTCATACAATCCAACTACATAAGAATGTTCACTTAAAGTAGTGCGATGGGCTGTTACTACCCAAATATTAACCTTGTTCATTTTTATTTTCTAATTCTTCTAATTGTTTTTCAAAGCGTTCAATACTGCCCCAAATGATTGAAGCATCTGGGTCTATTGCTTTGATTTGTTCAACTAATTCATTTTGTCTACCTCTAGAATAAAATCCATGCTCAATATCATCAGCTAAATCTTGTAAATGTTTAGGTCCGTGAATTGAGATACGTAGATCGTAATCTGACCATTTAGTTTTCCAATCTACAAAGGCAATACCCTTAGTTAGTTTACGATGTAAGTTATGTAAAGTCCAATTACGAACTCGAACAATTGATTTATCACTACCAAACACATGTAAGAAGCGTAAAAACCATCTTGGACATAATTTAGGTTTTGCCTCATAATCTAAAGCAAGTACTAATGGATATAATGCTTTAAAATAATCACTATCTTCACCCCATATTTGTGTTCCTAAATAACCATATTTCTCAAATCCTTTGGGAAAGAAGATATATCTGAAATCATCCAACTCAATATTACGGGTATAAATCCTTCCTTTACTACGTCCTTTCCAAAACAGGATTGTGTATTTAAGATTTTCCATACGTTCTTTGAACGTCGGTGGTTTGTAGAATTTACTGTTTTTATTTATTTTGCTCATAACTTTTATTTGTGTAAATATACGAATCCTATTTCAGTTCTCCAAACTAATCCCACCATCCTCGCAAACCTGATCCATCAAACCAGTTTTTATACAATTCGTCTTGCTCTTTCCATTTGGCATCACCTTTGATTTTATCAAAATCAGAATAATCTTGACCCTTTAAAGTAATCCATAATTCATTCCACATCTGTTCTTCAATTTCACGAGCACGAGTATATACTTTACTGTTGTGTTCTCTTTCTTCAGGTGTTTCTTTATCTACTAATTGACTATAACCTGGTTTATCAGGTACAGGTTCAAATGCAAATCCATGACACACTACTTCACCTAATTCTTTTTCAGCTAAATCAATAAAATCATCTTCGATAAAACGTTCCATAAGATAAACAGCACGACGCATTTTATCTAATTTTTTAGATTTAGAATATTCTATTTCAATTCCACGTTCATCAATTTTAGTAGCCATATTATTTAAAGCTGTTTTCATAAACGGAAGTACAGCATGTTGACCTGAGTACCAATGATAGTTATATAGATCTTTTCTAAATAACCATAGGTTTCTAAAGAAATTAGGCATGTCATATTTTAGGAAATCCCATGTTTTCCAATACCATCTTTGTCTATTAACCATTCGTTTGACACTATCAAAGAATGTAGGTGCAAAATTTGTTTCCATAATTATATAAATTCTAATTCGTTTGTTTCGGGATTCCAATCAACTGTAATTGGTTTATTACTATATTGGTAACGCTCACTCAACACAGCAGCATTAATAAAATGAGTACCTTCATGAAACTTATATCCATAACCTGAATGGACATGTCCAAATACATGGATTTTAGGTTTTAATTCATCTACTCGTACACGTAATAATTCACAACCAACATTTAGATTACCATAAGGAGTAACATCACAATGCCCCCAAGGTGGACCATGTGTAATTAAAATATCAGTACTATTAGGAATATTAAACCATTTTTCCTCTAAATCAACTCCATTACGAGGTAGATTAAATGCCCAATTATAAAACTCAGGTTGCCAAGGTGAACCGTATATTCTAGCAGTTTTTACATTTGGATTATGTGGATCTGCATCTCCAACTATAATCCATTCATCTCGTAAATAATCAATATTTTTATAACCAGTAAGTAAACCCTTTACTTCTTCTGGTCTATCTTCAAACAATCTATCATGATTGCCAGCAATGAATACTTTATGATCGTAATTACCTAAATTATTAAACCAATCTAAAAATGGATATACTTCTTCCCAATAATAACCTGAATTCATCAAGTCACCAGCATGAATGAGCAAATCACCACCAGGTAAATCCTGAGTAATTTGAGCATGTTTAGTGTGAGTATCTGAAATAAAGGTTATTCTCATAATGTATCTTGTACTGTTGCTACTGATTTTGGGGTTGGTTTTGGTTTAATATACACAGTATCTCTTACTACTACACGCTTTTCTACAACTACTGTGTCAACTTTTGGTTTTTCTTGTTGTGATTTTTCTGCAGGATAAATTATTGTTTTAGTTTGATTTAATATTACAAAAAAAGTAGCTATAACAACTATAACAGCAGGAATACCAACAATGGCTAATCCTGTGTACCATAAACTTTTAAATTTTTTCATTCAATAAACTTTTATAAATGTTTGATAAGGAATGTTTTACATTTGAACGTATTTCTGCTTCCATATCTTCCCTACGTTTTTCAACTTCAGCATCAAACACTTGAGATATTTTCTCAAATGATTTTCCAGCAATATCAATATTATAACTGTATTGGTGATTAACAATAGTCATTTGATGACTTTCAATAATGATAAACAATTGATTATCATCACTTTTAATATATCGTTTTCCGGAAATTGGGGAGATCAATAGTGTTGTTTCTCGTTTGGAAATCAATCGTTTTGAAATTGAAAACGCTTCATGATCATAATCACTAGCATGCCTATCAATCCCAGGATTCATCATACGAATTGTTTTAATAGCAACTCGTTGAATGTAACGTTTAAATTTATGTATCATTTTTTATTTACATTAGATTTAAACAATACATTTGAAAGAATTGTAAGACCTAATGCTTGCCAAAACCCAATGTAATTAATACCGTTAACGGCGGGTACTAAACAATTATTCCACAACCATTGAACAGGAAATGCTAATACAAAGATAACAACCAATGCTACTGCTACTGTTCCTAAAATTTCACCTATTTTTTCCATAACTTTAATTTATTATACGTAAATATACGAAATGGATTTTAGGAAACCAAATTTTCTTCCACAACTTCAGCCTCTTTAATTGTTTCACAGAGCCAAAATTCATCTTGTTTTTGTAAAACATGATCCGCACCAATATAATCTCTCCATTCCTTAAGTAATTCCATGTTTAAATACCCTTTAGGAGACACATTGTGTGATTTAAGTACCCTTAAAACTTTATAAGGTTGTCCGTTATGATAGTATATATTATTCATAAAATTCACCAACCATTAACCAATCACTAGGCCACATTTCTAATAACATTGCTTCATCTGGGGGTAGGTATTTAGCTTCGGTATGTTCTTTAAAGGTCCAATTTGTAATTGGGGTAATTAAATAATAATTTATTTCCCAACCATCTGTTTCGCTGTAATGGTAATCAAAATATTGATCAATAATAATTTCACAATTTAATTCTTCTCTCCATTCACGTTTTAAAGCATCAACGTCAGTTTCACCTTCTTCAACTTTACCTCCAGGAAATTCCCATAAGTTATGTTTTTTACTGTGAAACATAAGTAATTTACCATCTTTTTCAACAATACCTGCTACAACTCGTTTCATATTTTGTTCCATTTGTTATTTGAATCTAATGTAAAACTACCTACCCATTCATATGACCATTCATCAGGATTTACCATTGATAAAAATATATTTTTATCTCTACCAATATACAAATGATAAGTTTGACCAATAACAGGTTCAAATGAAAATTTAGCATTATAAACTAACTCATTCCATTTGTATTCTTCTACTAGTTTTTTATACTCTTCTTTTAATTCATTAAATTTGGTTTGTAACTGATGGTTTACCTTAATAGCATTAACCGCTTTCCAAGCGGAAATATCCTCTACTTTAATCACTGGGGCTCCAACATTTGAAGCATAAGGTAATAACCCAGGACTATCTGCTACATTATCAGGTTTTTTCAAATTAAATTAATTAAGTCCAAAAGCATTAATTGTGTGTTCAAATGGATTACCTTCAATATTTTTAACTAAATCAAGCATTTCTTGAGCTAAAAATTTAACTTCTTTTTGAGCATGTTCACTGTTTCGAAGTTGTTGAAAATGAGCAAAACTTCTCCAGTTAAACATAATATCCATAGTAATTTGGGAATTGAATGTTTTAAAGAAACGAGCAGATTCTTTAGCACGTTTACGACCTAAAATAGGAGTAAAATATTCAAGGGCTTCATGATACAATTTATTTCCCTCTTCAGCAAATTTTTCAAGTTTAAAATGCCAAGTATTACTCCAATCATTTGGGATGTACATTTTATCCTCTTTAAGTTCCTTATAACGAGCACTTTCACCGTTTATACTTACTCCAATACGGTGTTTCAACAAATGTATGTGTGTTGCTTGGTCTACCGTTACTAGAAAATGTAATCCCGATTTTTCAAATGGAGTATGATGACCTTCAGTTGCTAACATTGTTAACAATTTAGATACTCGAGCAATTTTTTCATCAGTTAATTCACGTGATGTACTTGTCCAAGCTGAACAAGCATGAGTTAAATCATCACCGTAATATCCTAGTAATTCTGCTGTATTATTCATTTTCAAATAGTTTTTTTCCTGAGGTTTGATAGGCATCAAATAGTAAATTTAATGCTTGTTCAATTGGTTGGTTGATTTCTTTGTCTAGTTTACTTACTTTATGTTGGATTAAATGATCATTCACCATACAACTAATCACATGTAAACGATCAGTTATTTCATGGTAATCTTCTTTAGTTAATTTTAAACCTTTTGACATTTATATAATATAATAACTTAAAACTAATTAACCAAATTTAGTAATAAGAATAGTAAACATATAATTATCTATTGAATCACCTTCTTTTACTTGAATTTTATAACCTAAATTTAAAAATCTTTTTATAATTGTATTAATTTTATCTAATTTTTCAATCCCACTACTATTATGATGAAATTCTATAATCATTTGTGAAATATTAATAAAAAAATCATTACTTGTATTTTCAAAAAAATCATATTCACTACCTTCAATATCTATTTTTAATAATGTAGGTAAAGGTAAATTATGTTTTTTTACATACTCTTCTAAATTAATTCCTTGTACCTCAATAATCCCATTAAATTTTTCAGGAATTATGTTTTCTATAGGAGTTTCTATTAAAGTATTACTTGTATCCTCAGTAAAAGAATAAAAGTTAATTAATTTATTAGTATTAGTTATTGCTAAATCTAAAACATTAACATTAGAATTATGTTCAAATGTTTTTAATAAATCTTTATATAAAGATGGAGTTGGTTCAAAACTATATATCGATTTTGGGTTATAAAAAGTTGCCCATTTTGTAAAAGCTCCAATATTAGCTCCTAAATCGTATACAATATCGTTTGGACTTATATTAATTTTATTACCATATTCATTTTGATGAAATAAACTTAACCAAGAACCATAGTTTGAGGCATTATCACTTCGATAAAAATATAAACGACTATCTAATTTATTATCATATATATGAGTAGCTGTTTTAACTAATTCACCTTTATAATATAATTTTACCTCAAATCCTTTACAATACCTAAAATTATCGTGATCTAAAGAAATATTTACATAACCATCATAAGGTGGTAAATATAATATATTTTTAAAAATTATTAAATTTGTTTCAATATCTATATAGATTCCTTCTAATTCAATATTTTCGGGTTCATGATTCCAAATAACAATATTATCCGGGGTAAAATTTATATTTAGATTCATATTAAATAATCTTGTTCAAATTCTTCACTAATTGTATTAGGTTTACTTTCAATCCAACCTGTTAAGATATATTTTGTATTCCCTTCACCAGGAGCATTTCCTCTATGTTTGTGAGTCCAATATGCCGGAGCCATTATAAGTTTCCCAGTTTCTGGATAGACTATTTGAGGATTATATTTAAACTCTGTTCCCCCAGTATTAAGAGTATTTAAATAATATATAAAAAATAATTCTCGTTTAGAAGTACTACCACCTTCATTTTCATGGTGCCAAGCGTAATAACCTTCACCCCCAATATATCTTTGCATTTGGATATGAGGAATATTATTGTTACTACTCATAAAACATGATTGAGCTGTTCTAACAATACTAGATTTACTGGAGAAATTACTTGATAAAATAGGAAAATCATTATGTTCAAGATAATCTACTAAATGGGATAATAAATTTTCCATCAAATAATTATATATATAATCCCAATCTTTATCGGTATGACGTTCACTATGAATCATCAAATCAGTAGATGCTTTAACTGATTTCTTTACCCCACCACCTGACATTCCTTCTATTAGATTTTGGGATGATTCAAATTTATCAATAATAAACTGACAAATCTCTGGGTTTAGGGAGTTATTATAAATTTTAATTAGATTATCCATTTTTTTCTAATATAAGGTCAAAATTTACAGAATCATTTAACTTTAAAGTATTAAAAGGAATGTTATATTTTTCACTTCCTTTAAAATAAACATAGGGAATAAAATTATATCTATTTTTAACATCACTGATATATTCAATAATTGAATTAATATTAGGTAATTTACCTTTTTCTGTGTGGAGAGTATAGATAAACAATACGTTTTTATTTTCTAAATTAAATGTAATTGAATTAACTAAAATTTCATTTTGCCAAAATTCTAATCTCCAATTTCCTAATTCATTTTCGAAACCACCCCAAGTACCCGAATGAAGTTCCATTTGACCTATAAATATTTCATCTTTATACCAAGATACATTATAGCTATGTTCACCTCTAATAGATACTTTAACTAAATTAGTAAAAGAAATATTAGCGTGGGAGTTGTTCTGTAAATTTAATATCATAAAATTCTGATTTACTTATGTGATAGGCTTTTTCCCAGCGTTCGTAAAATTCCATTCGGGGATTATATATTTCTAGTTCTTTTGCTTTTTTAATTACTTGCTCATAATATCCTCTTTCATGAGCATGATGTAACATTTCTTCAAGTCGTTGTTCTCTTGTCATTTTGAATAAATTCCATAAGGGGTTACTAAAAAATCTATTATTCCATTTTTGAGATGCATAAATGCTTCTTCAGGTTTATTTACAATTGGTTCGTTATGAACATTAAATGAGGTATTTACTAAACATCCAATACCTGTTAATTCTTTATATTTTTTTAGGATATTATAAAAGAATGGGTTTGATTGTTCTGTTACAATTTGAATACGAGCTGTTTTATCAACAGGGTGTGTTACTGTGGGTAACATATCTTTAAATTCATCCCTAGTATCATATAACATAGTCATAAACTCAGCTGTATATTGAGATTTATCTACTTTAAATAAACGATTAGCATCTTCATCTAAAACTGCAGGAGCGAATGGCATAAAATCATTACGTTGAAGTTTACCATTAATTATATCATAAGTTTCGAGATGTGTTGGATCACAAGTAATTGTTCGATTACCTAATGCTCTAGGTCCGTGTTCAAATCGACCATTGAATAAACCTAATATTTTTTTAGATTTAAGTAATTCACCCACATAATCAACATTATAAGGAATTTTAATATACTCCTCCATTATACACTTAGCAGCATTATCTACTTCTTCATTTGTATATTCTAATCCTAAAAAAACATTTTCCAAACGAATTGGTTTAAATTCGGGATATAATTTTTTTAATACAAGTAATAATGAACCTAAAGGTAAACCTTCATCACCCATAGGGGGAGTAATAAATACTTCATCAACCCATTTAAGTTCATTTATTTTTTTATTTACTTTTATATTAGCAAATACACCTCCGGATAAGGCTAATTTTTTAACATGAGGATATTTTATATGAAGTGTGTGTAATATTTCGAGGATTGTTTCTTCAAGAACTAATTGACCACAATAAGCTATGTTTTTACGTTGGTTTTCATATCTCCAAGAGATATTACTTCCCATAAAATTAAAAAAGTTTGAAAATAATTCTTGATAAACTCCACCACCTGCTAAATCTTGTTGATTTTCAAATGTTGATTTTTTAGTTTTTAAACCATCTTCTAATAATAAAACCTTTTTAAAAACATTATAAAATTCAGGAATATATTCTCCATGACCCGCCAAACCAACTATTTTACCTTCATCTTTTAAACGTTTAAAACCTAATAATTCCGTAAGAGCACAATAATACATTCCTATAGAATGCCTATCAATACCAATTCCATCAATGTATTTTAAATCACCGTTAGTACCTAAATAATATTTAGCTGAATGTTCTTCTCCACTGCCATCAATTGCTATTACTAATGTATCTTCTTGAAATCCTGAAAGGTAATAAGCTAGAGCACAGTGTGTTTCGTGGTGCTCTGTTTTAATATATTTGTGAGGAGGTAAAGAATAGTTACAAGTTTCATTTAACATTATTTTTATAGTTTCATATTCATAAAAACTAGTAAAATAATCTATAGATTCTAAATTAACATTATATTTAAAAATAAGTTCTCTAAGAGATTCTAAAGGATATCTAAAAAAATCATTATGTAAATCAACGTAAGGTTTAGTTCTAACTAATCGTTCTTCCTCTAGAACAACTTTTATTTCTCCATTTTCATAATAAGTTAAACCACATGAGTGAAGACCACCTATAATACTTAATATCTTATATGGAGAATTTTTTATTAACTTCATTATATGTAAACTATTTTATAAAACTAATGTGATAATAAATATTTAGAGTTTATCCATTTACATAAATAGTGCCTAAATTATTTGAGGGAATGTAATAAGAAAATTCATTAGAATCAAGCCATTTACAAACAATTCTTTTCATATCAGTAGAATTGCCAGAAATAATTTGGACTGTTTGTTTTACAATATTATTTTCCCATAGAAAAAAATTTTCTAACATAAGTTCTACATCTTGATGTTTAATACCATGTAGATCTAAGGTAAGCTTTGGTTTCATTTAAAAAGGCAAATCATTATTAATTGAATTTTCATTTATAATATATCCTCCAGAAAAATTAATGATTTTTTCAAAATCTTCTTCAGTTTCTACTACGTTTACACTGCGACCACTAGATAGAGTAACCGAAGTATAATTAACTTCAAATTCAATATCAGTAATTGATTTTAGGGGAATTAGATGTGAATGACTATTTCCATATCCTGTTAGTTTCAAAAATTTCATAGTTTATCGTATTTTAAACGGTTAATTAAATCTTCAAGTTCCATTGTTGCTCCATTAAAATCACTTTCTTCAAGGGACATTAATATTTGCATCAATTCTCTATACAAACGTTCTTTTAGTTCGGGTGTCATATCTTAGATTTTATTAAGACCAAATACTTCAAAACTTTGAGCTTCCATATCAGCATCAAACTCATCTTCAACTGAATACCAGTTGTCTTGAATTTCTGCCTCTTCGTCTTCCAGATCTGTTTTCCAGGCAATGTCTTGGAGAAGACCAGCATTTTCAACAAGTGACCAAATACGTTCTTTCCACAAATTCATATGAACACCATCTACAGTACATTCAAAGCCTAATTGTGTTGTCAAGACACCCAATTTATCAATAAAGTCTAATGATAATTGGTCTAATTCACCATTGATTGGAAAATTAGTACCATATTTGTTTGAACCATTTGTGTTGGCTTCATACATTGATTTAATTGTAAGCCACTCTGCTGTCAAAATTGATTTTTGTGTGTTTTTCATAACCTTTATCTTTTATCTTATGTGTAAATATACGAACGAAATTTCGGGGAGCCAAATTTATTTTTGAATTCCTGCATTAAATTCTAAAAGAATTAATTCAGCAGTTGCTTGATCAACCCAAGGACTACCGTCTACATCAGCAATATCGCCAATATAATACAAATCATCAATACAGGTTAAATCTTCTAATAACATAACTTTTATTTTAAAATGTTTTGGCCATTTTTTTCAATAATAAATGAAAATGATTCTGGGTATGAGCGATCATTATCAAACTCAACTTCATATTCACTGAAGCTTACCATACGTACATCATGATCTTCAATTGAAATTGGGAATACACTAGCTATTTCTGATTCGCTAATTCCAAAATAATTACGATTGGCACGGAAATAAAATCCCTCACCTTCAGGACCCATATAACCACGAACTACTGGGGTATTAGAGGGGACACACTCTTCACCAATAAAACAATACTCCATTTCAATGTTAGCACCTTTAGCATTTAATACTCTAGCTAACTCAATAAACAAATTTTTATTTTCCATAACCTTTATTTTTTCTTACTCGGTAAATATACGAACTATTTTTCAGATTTCCAAGCATCTTTGTGCTTTTCTTTTCTGTAGTATTTCTTTTTGTTGCGATGTGGAGTTGGCATACGCATAGCTTCGTTCCACTCGTGGATTGTCAATTCTATCTTTTCTAACTTTTTCATCATGTCGGAAATATACGAAAGGGATCCGGCAAAGCCAAATCCCTTCGTCATTTAGAATGATTCTAAATTATTTAATAATACCTGCTTTATATTTCATTTGACGAATAAAGTTTTCGTCTAATTCCATTTTATCTTGGATATAATTATTATAATCTTCGATAAAATCTTCTACTGTATAATCAGCATACTGTTCAACACCATTTAAACGAACATCATTAGCTACCGAATCTTTATAAGCGCTAAGCATATCTTTAGGTTCGTCTTGTAATTTAAAAATTGCTTGAGATAATACTTTAGCAAATGATTCTTGTGAATCTACTTTATCTTCAGCTTCTTTAGTAACTACTTCTTTGTTATCACCAACGTGATAAGCTTCATCTACTTCTTCAGCATCAAATTCATCTTTTAAGTGAGCTAATTGCATTTCTAAATCTTGGGACATTTCTCCAATACCCTCATTTTCAATAGTAATCCATTCACCTTTTGAATTATCCCAAATGTATCCATAATCACCACCATAAGAATCAATTTCTTCAGCTATTTCATCCATAGCATCTAAAAAATTAGCAGATAACTTAACTTTACCTGGGGCTTGTTTGTTGTTTGCTTCAATTTCTCCAGTTTCAGGAGAAATATAACTAACATATCCTTTATTAGCAATCTCTTTTGCTTTTTCAGGGGTATTATAAAAACTCTCTAATGCTTTACCCAAATTTTCAGGATAACCATCATAGTGGTTGTATGTTGAAGTTAAAACCCCGTTTTCAATGTATCCAATTAATGCTCTTGTAGCCATTTTATTTTAAATTATATGTTATAAATATTAAAGAGAGTATTTAGATTTCCAAGCTTCAATAAAGCTTTCACCTACTCCACATTCTAAAATAATTGCTGTTTCAGGTACACCTACTAATTTATCAGCTGACATTATGTAGTCAATATTTTCATTTGCAAATACCTTCATTTTGGTTTGGGCATTTGAACGATTTGATGTTTTAAATACTAAAACAACAGGTTGTTTATTATATGCTTTACCTTTTTCAACCTTAAATTTATCATGTTTATAACCTTTAGGATAAACAATTTCTGTTTTATACGGACCATTAACACTCTTATTAATGTCGTAATAATAAGTCATTTTATAACCCAACTCAGGTTTAGTTGGTACTTCATAAAATTCACGAGTCCATTTTTCTGGTTTTTCGAATGGAGTTTCTGCTGGTCTACCTCTACGTTCTGTTTTTTCTGTCATAACCTTTATCTTTATATGGGGAATATACGAACAGGATCTCAGGATTCCAAATCTTTTTTGTATTTTTTATTTACATAATCACCTTCATCATATGACTTAATAATGTGACACATTTTACAAAGTAATTGGTAGTTGTTTGGTTGTTCACCTTCAGGAGTACCTTTAATAGCTGAATCAATATGGTCAACATCCATTGCTGTAAGTATGGCTTTTAGATTAGTATTTTTATAATGTTTAACCATATCTAAACTACAGTGTTCACAAACTAAATCATTATTTACTACTTTTTCTACTTTATACATCAACCAAGGACGTACAGGAGCATTAGAAGCATATTGTTTATACTGAATATGGGTAGAGCAGTATTTGTAACGTTGTTTTTTGTTATAAAACTCTGTTTCATGATTACACCATTCTACTCTACACTTCATAGACCTAATTTCTGTTTAACTTCTTTCATGTGTTTACATTGTCTATCTTTAGCTCGATATTGACCAGCACAATTACATTTTACTTTATCTCCTATTACTCGAACAACATAAAAACTACCTGGTTCGCTTTTGGATTCGAATTTAAATTCTTCATGAGTTGTAGGAGCATCTTGTTTTGCAACTACTTTAGGTTCAGGTTTAATCCAATTAATATCCTTTAATTGAGTATCAGGATGTACTTTTATCCAACCTGGGATGATATATTTTTGTCCATCTCGAGGTGAAGTAAATAATGCAGGAGCTATATAAGCATGTTCATACTCATATTTAAAACGTTGTACTCCAACTGCTTTACCATAACCAGGACCATGTGAAAATGGTTTATTATCAGGCCAAGAAATAATCCTATACCTCCAATTACCATACTTGTTTAAATTGCTAAATCTCCAAAGTGCCATAACCTTTATTTTATGTGATAAATATACGAAGGAGCTTTCGCTCCTCCAAACATTTTTATAAAAAAAAAAATTAATTTACATAATCTACATCAGATTCTGGGATGGATTCATATATTAATTGGAGATCTAAAGTTAAAGCAATACACAATCTCTCTAAAGCTTTCCAATCATAAAATGCTACTTTAGCTAAAACATCATCTGGGATAGAGGAGAAAAAGTCAATAGTATTACCATCAATCTTCATCTTCTTCACGATGCATATCTTTTAACCAAAGAGGTTGTTTTTTAGGTTTTCTTTTAGCTTTAAACTTACGATTTTCAGTCCAAGCTTTTAGACATTCTAGTTTTGCATGATTGCTTGTTTTACTCATAACTTTTATAATTTATAATTTTATTTTCCTTGACCTTTATATAATTTTCGATATTTTTTGCTTGATTTTAATTTACTTGTTTTTGTTTTAGCATGAACACCTGGTCTGCTTACTTTAGATGAATCTTTTTTTAGGGTTACTGATTGAGATTTTAATTTTGCCATTACTTATTAGGATTAAAACGTACCCTAATACATATCGCAATTTTTTTACCAATTTGGGTTGTAATTGTAAACTTTATGTGAATATCCATTAATACAAGGACGACCAGTATTATATTCTCCAAATGCTACTTTCCAATCTCTATTTTTGTTAAATAAAATACGTAAAAGTTTCATTGAAGTATAGATATTATATTCAATATCAGTTCTTAATCGTTCTTTAGATACTTTATCTTTATTAATCCAACGAGCAGTTGATACCATTACTTGCATTGGACCTACAGCACCTGCTGAAGATGTTTGAGCTGGGTTGTATTTCCAATGAAATGGGCCTCTATATCCTGTTTCAGTATTTGCAACACCAAAAGCATATTTTAAAGGAATATTAAATGAATCAGCATATTCCTTAATATGTTGATACATTTGTAAACTTACAGGAGATGATTGATCGATACTATCAGGAATTCTTACATCTGTGAGTGTATCTTTTTCCTTACTAGTAACGGTTAATGCAGCGACAGCTAATGCTCCCACTGCAATACCGATTTTAAGACTATTTACTAGCATTGATTTCTTGACTAATACGGTTAGCATACATACCAAAGATTGTTTGTCCAATCTTATCGCTGTAAACGATATATTCACCTGTAGCTCTCTCAATCATAATCAATTCGTTACTCTCATTAACAGCAATAGAAATTTCTTCAGGGGAAAAAGCATGAGCATATGGATTTTCAACTTGCTTTTCTTCAGGAGTACCATACTTAGCTCCTAACTTAAAGGATGCTGTAGCAACAGATGCTACTACTACAATACTCAAAGCATTTTTAACATGCTTTTTAACAAAATTAATTGTTTGTTGGGTAAACATTTTGTTTTCTTTCATAACTTTTATTTTTTTGTTTCCGTAAATATAAGTATCCTATTTCAGGGAACCAAATTACTTTTTAGATTTTTTGAGACTATCTACTAAAGTTCCAACTTCTTGGTCTTTTAGTTTTTTAATAGTATCAGCTATTACCCTACAATCTTCATAACGTTCTTCTTGAACATAATAAGGTAAATTTTCTTCTAATGTTTCTGCAAAATGTTTACGTTCAACTGTAATATCGTAGATAGCATCGTCTTCTATACAAGCTATAGATAATACATGAATATGTTTTTTCTTTGAATCAATATTTTTTAAAATACCGGATACAACTGCTTCCGAAATACGAAAGTCTTTAGTATCTACCATTTCTTGAAATTCATCTGAGTTCTGTACTGTGATTTCTACTGCCATATTAAAATAAATTTAAAAAGTCTGTATTAATGTTTTTTGATTTTAGTTGATCTATTTTATCTTGATCTTTAAGCATTTTAGTAGCAAGTTTTTCAAGATGTTTTGTTTTTTGATTATCAAAATCATTTACAATAGCATCATGTTTTTTATGCTTGCCTTTTTTTAATAATGGTACTCGTTTTTTACTCATAATCTTGATACAAATTCACTACCATCATCAACTGGTTTGGGGTCATATAATCCTAATTCTCTTAAACGTTGTTGAGTATAATCATCTACTTCCCAATCAACTTTAGATTCATTTTTGATTAAATGTTCTTCTAAACCTTCAAGTTGTTTATCACTAAATATGTCTCCAATTTGGAGAAAATAACAATTGTAACATAACATTTCTAGATTTTCAAGACGGTAGTGTTGTTTGTTTCCGTCTTTAAAATGCATTAAAAGCGGCATTTTATAGTCTAGTAAGCGATGCTCATGGAATCCACACGAATAACATTCCTCCTTCATATAACCCTCTTGTAACAATCTATATTTGATTTTATTAGGATTAAATGAAGATGGATCAATTCTACCTTCAATTAAATCAAGTAATGCAAAATCCTTTCTTGGATTACCATTACTTAAAAATTTAGGGATACCTTTACCAGATTGGTTTTTATGTTGTTCAAATAAATCAGGATACCCAGGTTCAGTAGCGTCATATCTTTTAGCCCACATTTTGTAATGGATATAAGAACAATTCAAATAACGAGCAGCGGCCTTATTTGATTTAGTTTTAGCCATAGCAGCTAAAATAAGTTCTTTTCCTAGTGGTTTAGCTTTAGGCATTACTCTTCTTCAAATGTTGGATGAGTTGATTCTTCAACATCAGTATCATAATTCTGATATTCGGCTTTAGGAGCATTAGATACAATACGTTTTAATTTTCCTTCTTGTTCCATGTAGCTTTCATATTCGTCTGCTTCCATAAACACCATATCTACCCAAGTGTCATCTTTATCAACATTACCATGTAAAACAGGAATACCTCGTTTTGCTCCTGTTGTTGAACATCCTACACATGTTTTTGTGTTTGGAAGAATTTCTACACGCTTTGGGTGAATTTGTTCACCACATCCAATACAATACTTTGCCATAACCATAATTATCTACAACTTTTATTTTAATTCAATTTTTTTAATTAATGCCCAAAGTTCCTCTGGGTCTTTTATTAAAATGTCTTCTGAGGTTTGTTCATCATCATCATTAAGAGTAATAGGTAATAATTCACCTTCTTCACTAAAACGTTCAAACAACCACCACAAAATTATATGTCCTTTCCACTCACCATAATGTAAAAATACTAGATTTTCGATAACTAAATAAAATGGTTCTTCATATGAAGACATTCCCATTTCCATTTCTTCCTCCATATGGCGAGTTCGTTTCCAACACTCATCAACCGTTAAAACAATATCTAAGAATATTTCCTTTTCAGTATATTCAGGATTACGTTTTTTTATGTTTAAATTTTTACCGAAAGGATTCATACTATTGTTTTTACAGCATATAGTTTTAGAAACGTTTTAATATCTAACTGTTTACGAGCGGCAAAATGTTTAGCGGCTTGTAAACGTGAAAATCCTACTGTTTTATTAACAATTTCTTCTGTTTTATCTGTTCGTGAATAATATCCAAATACCATCTTATTGTAAATTTAATAATAATTATTTGAGTTTCCAAACTTATTTACAAAGTTTCATATTCAATATCAATATCTGAGAATCCCCAATTGTTTGGATTTTTTGATTCTTCAAACCATTCAATCCATTCCCAAGCATCATTATAGGTTTGCTTTGAGGGTGAACTACCATCATTTCCCATTCCTTTATGGGACATGTGGTATAGTGGTAAATCATAAATAGCTTCTAAATTATAACCTTTTAATATTGCCTTTTTTTGCACATTAGTATCTTGAAAACAAGCATAAAGCATTTTTTCTTCGAATCCTTTAATATCATTCCATAAATCTCTATGAGCTAATTGAAAATCCCCACAGCAATTTATTAAACTATAATGGTCATTAGGTGTAACCATAGCTGGGAGTCTACGTTCTTGGGAAGTAGAATCTAAAATATCTCTATATGATTTCCAATTTTCAAATCCATGTTTTTCAAGATCTTGAATTTCAAAATCTCTTCTAGATACTGTATAAAAAGTATTTTTATCTGCTTTTGATAAAAATTCATGGAATTTATCTTTATTAGGAGCTATAATATCAATAGTTGTAGCAACAATCCAATCAGCATCACATCGTCTTAACATTAAATTAGATGAAATTACTTGAGTACATACTTGAGCTTTAGGATCATAGTTAGTTAACATCTTAGCAACATTTGGAGGAATAACCATATGTTTAAGTTTACCTGTTTTTGGAAGTTTATCCTCAATATCCCATAATAATGGATTTTTTCCCTCAGGTGAATTCCAATCTAAAAGAAAAACTTCATCAAAAGTATCAAGCATTGATTTTAAACATACTAAGACACGTTCATCTTCTTTATACCCATCATTTCTTACATACAATAAAGCTGCTGTTTTCATATTGTTGATACTCCTGATTTTTGAATTACTATTGTTGTACATTCTTGAGCAAATTGAATTGCTTTATCTATATCTTTAGAACGAGCATATTCTATTACTAAACCTGAAAGGAAGGTATCACCTGCTCCTGAAACGTCTTTTACAGGGACATCAACTGTAGGGTAATTTTTAGTTTGGTAATCACAACCATATTTACCTCTAGTTACAATTGTTTTATTGTTAAGAATAAGATCATTTTTTAATATTTCTTTATTCCTTTCATACTCATGATAGTTAATTTTAATAAAATCAATATTATGAGCCCAATTACCTAATATTTTTTTAGTATCCAAAAATATAGGACAATCAAAACTTTTGGAAATGTTTTCTATATCTTCTTCAGTTAAAAATCCTTTACAGTAATCTGAAATGATAACAGCATTATAAATTTCTGTTTTAAAGGGAACTATATCTATTTTTTCACAAGTATCATTTTCATCTACTCGTAAAAGTAAATGATTGTATTTAGAACAAACATATCTTATTTTACGAATTTCAGTTTTATTAGTAATAAAATCTACTTCAGCTCCTAATGCTTTTAAATTAGCTACTACATTTCCTGCCATTCCTGGATTGGAGGTTTCTCTTTCAGGTACTATAATAGGGACTGGAGCTTCAGGGGCTATTCTTTCTACTTTACCATATCTAAAGATATCTACACAACTATCTCCTATAACTAATATTTTCATCGTCTTAAAAATTTACGTCCTGAATTAACTCTGTCTCTCCAATATTGCAAGAGATCATTCATAGTTTGTTCAAAGGTATATTCTGGTTTCCAACCAGTATGGTTTTGAAATTTAGTAGTATCGGGGATTTGTAAATCAGCATCGATAGGTCTTAGACGTTCTGGGTCTGTTATGATTTCAATGTTTTTGACTGTTGATTGATTAATTAGATAATTAAGCATCTCTTCAATTTTACAAGTATAAGTACCACCAATATTATAATATTCACCGGATGTTGGATTATTAGTAACTAACATATAATATGCTTTTACAGCATCTCTTACATCAGCATAAGTTCTAAGTGAATCTAAATTACCTACATAAATTTTAGGTTCTTGTAAACCTGCTTCAATCATAGCTATCTGTTTAGCAAATGTTGATTCCGAAAACACATCACCTCTTCTAGGACCAGTATGTGTAAACATACGAGTAGTCATAATAGTCATTCCATAAGCTTCAGCATAATAACGACCTACCAAATCAGTACCTACTTTAGAAATAGCATAAGGTGACGCTGGGTGGAAAGAACATTCTTCATTAATAGGAAGTTTTTCTTTAGGAACACGACCAAATACTTCACTTGATGCACACACATGCGTTATAGCGTTTCTATAATTGGATTTACGCAATGCCTCTAATAAATTAGCCGTTCCCAATATATTAGTTTGAAGCGTTTCTATAGGCGCATCAAAACTTGTTTGTGGATAAGATTGAGCCGCTAAATGAAATATATAGTCTGGTTTTGATTTATTAACAGCTGTAATAAGAGAAGCTAAGTCATTTAAATCCCCATAAATAAGTTCAATACGTTCTTTTTTATTAATTTCTTCTGATAAGTGTTCTATATTTTCTAGGGAATCATTCCATCTAGCTAAACCATAAATTTTCCAATCTGTGTTTTCTAAAAGAAAGTCGGTTAAATGTGAACCGACCATTCCTGTAATACCTGTAATAAAAGCGTTAATCATATGTTTTCTTTATACCAATTTAATGTTTTAATAATTCCCGTATCTAAATCTGTTTTAGCTTCCCAAGCTAACATTTCTTTAGCTTTAGTACAATCTAGAAATAATGAAGTAGGGATTGTTGGTTTAGATAAGTCATGAACTACTTCTAAATCACGTCCTGAGTGGGTAATAATTTTATTGACTACATCTTTAACACTAATAGCTTTACCGACACCAACATTAAATAATTCATAAGGAGTGGTTTGTTTTTCAATAGCAGCATCAACAAAATTGACTAAATCTTCTACATAAAGTAAATCTCTAGATTCTTCACCAGTTCCCCAAACATTAACTTTACCATCTTCAGATGTCATTACTTTTGTAATAGTAGCTCCAAACATATGAGAACGTTCTAAATCATACTTATCATAAGGTCCATACATATTTGAATGTCTCATTACAGTATGTTTGGTTTTTCCTAAACGTGAAAAAAATTCACACATCTTTTCAATGTAAACTTTAGTATTACCTACACCAAAATATGTTGGGAATAATTCTTCATCTCCATTAAAATCACATTCTGCTAAAGCACATGAAGAGGGTTGATACATTACTGTACAACTAGGGAATACAAAATGTTCGATACTTTGTTCATAACATTCACGTAACAATAAACTATTCATCACAGCATTATCTGTAACATGAATATAAGGACGAGTCATAATATCCTTAGCTCCTGAGGTTGTTGCTGCAAATTGTAAAACAATATCTACATCTTGTAACACCTGTTTTACTGTTTCAGGATTACGCAAATCAGCTTTAATCCATTCAACTCCATAATATCCTTCGATTGCAGGGCGATTGAAATGAACTGCTCTAATATTATAATTACCTTTTTGGTGATAAAAATCCAACAAGTTCCTACCAATAAAACCGGTTGCTCCACAAATTAATATACGTTTCATTTAAAATATTGTTTTAGTTTGTCAAATGATGACTTATTATACTTTTCATCTAATTTAAATATAGGGTTTGGATATTCCACATTATTTTGGTAAGTATATTCACCCAATTTTGTAGTTGAGTTAAAATATTTTTTTACTTCTTCTAATCTTACCAAACCATTAGATACAAAGTCGATAATTCCGTTATGTTGTTTATAATCTTTACTACTAAAAAACTCAATTAAATCATCCATTAAAATATAATTAAATGTAGAGTCTTTTGATAATCCTAACGAATCAATATTAGATATTAATTTTGTAGCATGATTAGGTTTCATAGTATTTCCCAACATCATAGGACATCTTAAAATTAAATCATTTTCATCTAATAATGTTTCCGAAAATCTTTTAAAATGAGAATACATTGAAGGATTTTCTTGATAAACATCTACTGTTGAAATGTATACAAAATTTTTATAATTTAATTTTTTAAGACGTTGAGTAAGAAAAATATTATCATCTAAATACTTTTCATAGTCAGTAATAATATTTTCTTTATTAAAAGCACAATGGATTATAGTATCATACTCTTCGTTTTTAATAAGATTAAAATTGTCTCTATTTAATCCTAATGAGTTAGGTAAATTTTCATACAAATATTTACCCAACCCACTATTAACTCCAGTTACTAAAAATCGTGCCATTAATGATGTACAAAAGCGTTATAACGTTTATCTAAAATTTCTTTATTATTTAAGAACCATTCTGTAGTATTTTTAATTCCTTCATCTAAAGAAACTGAAATATCAAATCCGTAAGATTTGGCTCGTGTCATATCAAATAAACGAATAGCATCCCCACCTGGTTTATCTGTTAACCATTTTACTTCAAGATTTTTACCTGAGTGTTTAACAACCATATCTACTACTTCTTTAATTGAATATCCTTTACCTGAACCTAAATTGATTGGTTGGGTGATTGAATTTTCAACAGTAAATAACATACCTAAAGCAACATCATCAGCATGAATAAAATCACGAATTGTAGAACCATCACCCCAAACTTCAAGTACATCATTTTCTTGTGCTTTACGAATAAGTGAAGGTACTACCATTGCGTTAGCAGGATTAAAATTATCATAATCACCATATACATTAGCTGGTCTTACAATTGATACTTTATCCCAACCATATTGAATTGAATATGCTTCGGCCTGTAATTCTCCCATACGCTTAGCCCAACCAGCAAAACGATCATTTGGTGATGGAACTGTTGACCATACACTATCTTCTACAAACACTTCAGCAGGAGCATAAACACCTACTGAACTCGTATAAAGATACCATTTTACATTAGCTCGACGTGCTGCTTCCATCATATTAGTATTAAATTGGAGCATAGGAACCATAAAGTCAGCAGGTTGTTCAGCGCACATTTTAGGAGATCCTTTAACGCCAACAAGATTAAATACATAATCCATTCCATTACAGATATTTTCACATTGATCAAAGTAACGTAAATCTACTTTAATAAATTCAACACCTTTAGGAAGATCTGTAGGGACTGTTAAATCGGCTATTGTAACTAGTGCTCCTTTTTCTAATAGGAATTTTACTAATGAACGTCCTATCATTCCACCACCACCAGTAACTAAAACTTTTTGATTTTTAAACATTATTTATTTTTTTACAAAGATTAACAATTTGTTCTTCATTTAAATCAGTATGATTACCAATATAAAGAGCATTATCATGAATATAATCAGCTTGAGCTAATGTTCCATTTATTCTATAGTTAAATTTTTTCAAATAAGGTTGACGAGCTTGGTTACCACCACCAGCTGTACCTAAACGATATTCTACACCTTCATTTTCTAAGATAGAACAAACATCTTTAAGTTTATCACGAGTATTTCCTTGCATTACAAGAGGTAAAGCAAAATTACTACTTCCGGATGTTTTAAAACCTGTAATAAATTTGGTAGAATCTAGGTTATTTAACCAAATATGTAAATTTTCGGTTCTACGTTTTACATTGTTATCAATGCGTTTCATTTGCTCAATACCTAGTACCGCATTTAATTCGCTACTTCGCATATTAAACCCAGCTACAGCGAATGTAAACAATGGATTCAAATCCGGACACATTAATTGATAATCACGTTGTAATTCTTGTGATGCCTCTCTAGTCATGCCATGCGAACGGAACAACTTAGCTAAATCATATAATTTATCATCATTTACACAAACCGTACCACCCTCAATAGTAGTAATATGATGTCCAAAATAAAATGAAAATAATGAAATATCACCAAATGAACCGACTTTTTTATCTTTATAAGTAGCTCCATGAGCTTCACAACAATCTTCAATTAAGATAATATTACGTTCTTTAGCAAATTGGATTAATTCATCACTAATACCATTAAAACCTAATGTATGAACTAATACAATAGCTTTTGTGTTTGGGGTAACAGCATTTTTTATATTTTCAAAAGTGATATTAAAATCATTTATTGAAACATCCACAAATACAGGAGTCATACCTAACTGAGCTACTGAAGATATATCTGAAACCCAACCAATTGGGGGAACGATTACTTCTCCAATACCAACTAACTCTTTAACCATTGCTATGGAAATAAAATTAGCAGATGCTCCTGAATTAACCATTACGGAATGTTTAACTCCTAGCCATTCTGACCAAATTTTTTCAAATTCTTTTACTTTAGGACCATTTGTAAAACGTTCACCATTTATACAAAAATCCGCTAAAATTTCTCTATCACTTTTAGTAATGTTATCATTAATGAGAGGCCAAGTATAATTATTTGCTGCCATAAAATTCGCTATGTTCAATAATTAAAAATGATTTGTCACTATTATAAGCTTTTTCAAATGCTGGGAAAATTTCTTCTGGTTCTATTAATTCAATTACTTCTACTTCGGTAAGCATTTTACGCATTGCTTCGGTATGGTTTTGAGTATGTTGAGGACCAGCACTAAAAGGTACTTTAGAACCTACAGCTACACGAATAATAACTTTAGGATTCATTTCACCTTTAGACATATCTTTCATTTTATCAAGATGGTTAACTAATTGATTAAGTGATAAAATAAAGAAGTCAAAACGAGGATATGCTGTAACAGGTACCCAACCAGTCATAGCCATTCCTGTAGCTATTCCCATTTGTGTTTCTTCAAATACAGGAAGTTCAACTCGTTTATCTTGGGAAACTGTAGCTACTGTATTTGAAATGGCATGACCACTCATTCCAATAGCTTGTCCCATAAATACGGTATCTGGTTTGGTTGCCAGATATTCCATTGCTCTAATTAATTCGTCTTTATATTTCATATTATTAAAAGTTAACCCATTTGCCTGTTCCATGGTGTGGATAAGACATTTTATATTGATAGTAAATTACATTTTCTGGAGCATCCATTCGTTTACCCCAGGCTACATCTGTTGGTGTATGAACACTTAAATTATTATCTTCAACTACAAACTGAAGTGGAAGATTAAAGTTTTGGGAGTATTTATATGCTTCATGGAATACTCCTGTTTCCATTGTCATATCTCCAATAAAGCACCAAACACGACGAGGAGAATTAGAACGTTTTAAACCCATAGCAGCACCTAAAGATAAAGGGACAATACCTCCTACAATAGATGAAGCATAGAAATTAGGTTTTAAATTATTTGTTCCCATACTTCTACCTTCACTAATCCATTCAAACAATTTTTCAGAATCAACTCCATGTAGTAAAGCATGATAGTGATTTCTCCAAGCTGAAAAAACCCAATCATCTGGGTGAATGTATTGGAAGAGATTAATTAGTTGTTCTTCGTTATTTTTAGATAAATGGACAGGTCCTTTAATTTGTCCAGCTTCATAAGCATCTTTTACTCTATCTTCAAAGGCTATAAGTTCTTCAGGTGTAATGTTTACATCTCGAACTTTGGTGTAATGTTTCGGTATATTCATATTACTAATTTAATTAAAATTATTTGGGTTTCCAAGTTATTTATCACGTCCCTGTAAAATAGGGTTGTTAATAGGCCATTCAATTCCTAATTCAGGGTCGTTCCATTTAAGTGTAAATTGATCTTTAACATCAGGATATTCACCTGGATAAGACCATTTGTAATGAAATATAGAATGATCACTCATTACACAAAATCCGTTTCCAAATCCAGGAGGTAATAAAACTGATTGTCTAGTTTTATCTGAGAGCATCATACTAGTCCAGTTTTTATAATTAGGTGATTCAGGTCTATTATCAACTACTACAAAATAAAGTTCACCATATAGACATTCAATTAATTTCCAAGATTTACTATCACCATGAATACCTCTTAAAACATGTTTTCTAGAAGTAGATACTTTATCATGATTAAAATTTAATTGAGGATTAAATTCATCTTGTTTCCATACGGTCCATAATTCTCCTCTAAAATCATAATAAACATCATGTGTGTAAATTTTTACGTCTGGGTGGGTTGTGATTTTCATAAATTGTTTAATTCTATAAAACTATCAAAAAATTGACTTATATTGTTTTCAAAAGTATCCTGTTTAGCTAATTCATAATTATACTCTATGTAAGGAAGCATTTGATTGTATACTTCAGGAGTTAAATTATTAATTATATCTAACAGTTCTTCAGTTGTTTTAAATCTAACAATACCTTTTTCATCATAACCAAACTCACTTATATTTGAGCATCCCCAATAAATTGGAATAGTTTTAGATAAAAATGCATCTCCTATTTTATTGTACCAGTTGTTATAATTTACATTTTCTATGACCACATTAAACATAGAATTATCAAATAAAACTCTTCTACCAAAACCAACAGGATCTACTCCTTGAGGTATATGGGATAAATCTTTTGAATATTCTGCATAACCTGGGCGTGAGTTTGTTTGTGGATCATAATCTTCTAAAACATAATACCATTTATTAGGAATAGTAATTTTATCTTTTAATTTATAAACATTTTGTCTCAAAACATGTCCTTCAACTAAACTTTTAGTTCCACACAAAAAAGAAATATTAAATTCTTTAGGTTTAATATTATTAATATAATCAAAATCTAAAGTTTGCCCATTATAAGTAAAATTAACAGCATTATCCATCTGATTTAATAGGGATTCGTTCCAAGTTAATATAGCTGTAAAATAATTATTTAAATTTAAAGTATTAGTGTGAAAACTAAAAAATTCATCGGGTTCATGAAGAAATAAAAAATTATAAGGATTTAATTGTAATTCATGAAAATTATTAGGTAATTTATCATACCAAAAAGTAAAAGGTTTATCTTTATATTTTTCTTTAATAAATAATAAATAAGGATCAGTATTAGGATCTCTAAAGTTAGCAATTATATCCATTATATTATATTTTTTAATTCTAATTCTTTAATTCCATGTTGTAAGTATTGAGCCATTTTACTTTCAAATACTTTTCTTTGATCTAAAGCATTAACCTTAATACTAAAATAATCCTTATAATACCCAGTAAACCCTCTTTCTTTTAAAGAACCTATAGGATATTCAAATATTGTTTGACCTTTTAAAACATATTGTTGAAAATCTGCTCCTCTAGATTTAGCTTGTTCTGTTAACAGTAATGTATAAAAATCCCAAGCACCGTATCCTTTCATATCATCTTGAACAGGAGCAAATTCTTCATAAAATGCTTTACTATATAAATCTAACCACCAAGCCCATTTACTTCGTTTTGTAGGATACAAATACAATTCATCATCTGAGGTTTTTAAATCATGTCTAATATCAAAAATATCTGCTTTATCCCAATCATTATAAGGAACACTTAGGTATTTTTCATTTACAATTTCATCCCAAGTATTATCCCACATTTTATATATTTCAGGGGTAATAACAAAATATTTATTTTTTATTAATTTAGTAGCTTCAATTAAATTAGATAATAAAGTTTCACTAAAATACATATCCTGAGTTATATTAATATAATAATCAACATCAGGTTCATAGCTATTTTTCTGCATATCTAGGATTCCATATTGTTCTGGGCCTTCAATTATAACAGGATCATATTCATAATCTTTTAATAAAACTCCTAAATCTTTGAATTTTTGTTTAAATAATTCTTTTGGCAATTTTGTATTATCCCAATCAATTAAATAGTCAGACATGTTTAATACAGCGGTGATTTTAACATCAACTGTAGGATCAATATGATATTTGGATTTTTTTAATTGTAAAAAAGATATTAATGCAAAATCAATCTCCCAAGGCATTATATGGTATGTAATCTTAATTTTCATTCTGAAGATCTTTAATACTAATAAATTTAACTCCTTTATCTATTAAATCTTGATTGTTTTGTTTAATATATTCAAAGAAATTCCAAGCCATAACAATAATTACATCTGGAAGGTTTTCATAGATTTTTTCTTTAGAATAAATTGGAATTCTTACTCCTGGGAGGAGTTTACTATGTTTTAAAGGATTATCTTCAACAATATAAGATATTTCGTTTGAAGTAATACCAAAATAATTTAAGGAAGTTGTTGCCTTCGCTGGGGATCCATATCCAACAAGGGTTAAATTTTGATATTTTAATGCTTTAATATTTTTTAAAACATTAGTTTTTATTTGTTCTACACGTTTAGCAAAACCTAAATAAGTATCATAATTTGTTAAACCAAAATCATCTTCTTTATTAAGGAATAATCCTACGCTAGAATCAATTTTATATCCTTGATTTTGAACATATACCCTAATTGAACCACCGTGTGTATCAATATGTTCTACTTTAACAACGTTGTATCCAAGATTATTAAAGAAATTAACTATAGACGTTACACTCCAATAATTAACGTGTTCATGATATATGTTATCGAATGTTAAATCATTAATAGTATCTAACAAATACTGAACTTCAACAATAAAAGTTCCTTCGTTTTTTAAAATTTTAAATGCGGAATTTGCTATTTCTTTTAAACCATCTGCATGAGCAAATACATTAGATGCTGTTACTACATCTGCATAACCATAATCTTGAAGAATTGTATCCGCAATTTCTGAGGTGAAATAATTGTTAATTGTTGGGATTCCTTTTTCTAAGGCAATTGCACTAATATTTTTTGCAGGTTCTACTCCTAGTACTTTAATATTTTTTTCTTTCAATGGTACTAAAGCAATACCATCATTGGAACCAATATCTATTACTAATGAATTATCATTTAAATTAAACTCTTTAATATATTGTAATGATGCCTTTTGAAAATGATCTCTAAAACTTTGTGCTGTTGAAGAAACATACAAATAATGATCAAACATTTCCTCAGAAGGAACAGAATATGAAAGTTGACAATTATGACAATCAGAACATATTACCATTTCTAAAGGATACAATTTATCTTCTTCAGTATTAGAATTTAATAAATTATTTGCTAATGGTGATAAACCTAATGAAACTACTGGTTTTAAGTTAGTACTTTCACAACTTCTACATGTATTTCTATTCATATGTTACTTTTTCTCGTTTAGTATTAAATAATATATTATCGTAATTTATAATGATGTCATTATATATAGATTCTATAGTATCTCCAAACTTAAAATTATAATCTTTTTCAAACAACTCAGCCGAGCAATTAAAACTGTAATCTGTTTTAAAAGAATCATTAACTATTAATTCAGAATCTGTTAAACGTTTAACTTCGTAACCAAAATTAATAATTTTATCACTTACTGAGGTTAAATTGTAGATTTTGTTTTTAATAATATCTACTTCTATGATTTTATCTATAGCACGACATAAATCATTTAAACCTAAAACAGATCTATAAGCATCTCCATTAGAAATTGTAAGTGGAAGTTTATTTACTGAAGACATGGTTAATGAATTTAATAGATTTTCATTTCTAAAATTAGATGAAAATCCAGATACAGAACCAAATCTTAATCCTACTAATTTTTTATTAGGATAAAGATCAGCAATATTTTCTCTAGCTATTTTAGTATAATCATAAACGTTTAATGCTTTTTTAATTGGATCTTCCTCTGTTACTAATTTAGGATTATTTCCATATACAGCAAGTGTGCTTGAATAAATTAAAGTTTGATTATCATCTATCTTATCTAATAAATTTACAAAATTATAAACATTATTGTTAAAACAAGATGTTAATTCACCTCCACACATAGAAACACTTGAATGACCTGCTAAAAGAATAATATGTGTGTATTCACTTAATTCGTCTTTTGTTAAATCTCTATAGTCTTTTTGAATTGCATCTGTATGGGTAATACCAAACCATCCTAAATCTATATTAGTAACGTTATATCCTAAATTTACAAGGTGACTATATAATCTAGAACCGATATATCCGTTACCACCAATTATTAATACTTTTTTTACCATGATATTTCCCAATCTTTAAAATCTGCTGCTAAACAATCAATTTTATAATCTTTACGACCCCCCATTATTTCTTGGATCTGGTTTTTAGCAGTATTACGAATACCATTTAATCCATGAGTTAATGCTAATGCATTTGGTCCTGATTTTCCACTTCTAACATTTGATTCATTGTGCCAAATATGAAGATTCATTTGGGATAAAACTACAATTGCTCTAATAGTTTCAGCAGTAATTGGTTCTTTACATTCATTTAAATGTAATTGGATATCATGAACAATATCAGCAATTTCAGCAGCATATTCTGATTTGTGATCAGTAATGAATACTTCTTTTAATTGGGTGATTGATAAACGATCAATCAATTCACTTAGTGTAGGTAAATATTTTCTTTCACTCATAACGTATCGTAATAATTGTTTTGTTTTTCTTGTTTTTCTATTGTTTTTGGATGATATAAAGCCCATTCTTCATCTACCGGAAGCATTCCATGTGTTTTAAATCCATCTAATACTTCATGAACTTTATTTATCCACTTAATTTCAGGAGTATTTTTATAGATTCGCATTTGCCAATCTGCCCAGTTTACCCAACCTTTTTCATTTACATTCCAACCCCATTTTTTTATATGTTCTTCTGTTAAACCTTCAACTGTATTTACTCGTGGAACTCGAAGCATATCAATTATTGAATTTTCTTCTAATAATTCTGGGAGGGAATTTATTAAATTTTCATGGGGGATTTCATCAGCATCTATTTGAAAAATATAATTACCACTACATAAACTAGTTAAATAATTTTTCCAATCAGCAAAATGGCCATTAAATTTTTGTTCGGATAAGAGGATATAATTACTACTACTTAATCTATGTAAATATCCTAATAGCTCAGATGTTGGTTCATTTTTAGTCATATCAACTAAAACTACTATTTCATCTTGTGATCTTTTATTTTTTAACAAAAATGTAATGAGTCGTTGAATTTCAACAAACTCATTACACACTGTGATTGCATAACTGATTTTCATAAAATACTATTCAGGTAATACTCCAATATACGAAAGTGCTTCTATAAAATCACGCTCAGGAAACATTTGAAGTGTAGTCATATCCATTCTCCACTCGTAAAATTCTCCATTTTTGCCAGGAATAGGGTATTTTTCTTTTTCTTCCTCTAAAACAGGTACTGCTTTTACTGCGGCCCAACCCCAATCCGTTTTAGAAGGACCATTAGCAAATATCATTCCTTGTTGAGGTAAATTAACAGTAGAAGGCATCCACATAATTCCGTTTTCATCTTTATTAACTAAATCTTTATAAAGTTCAGGTAAAATATTTATCTGTTCTTCATAAAAAGTTTCACCTTCTTTCATTAAAGAATTAGTTTGAAACCCACATCCGTAACAAAAATATGTTTTAATATCTTGGTTCACTTCTTCTACGTAACACGCATCTGAACCACAACGGGAGCAATTAATTAGATTATCCATTTTTTATTTCAACTTTTTTAGGTAAATTAATCTTTTTAATAGTAGGAAGTTTTAATTCAATTTCTTCAGGGAAATTAGGAAGAGATTGAGTTAAAAGAGTATTAAGTTTTTCTTGCATTCTTTCCCAACTAAATTCATTTTTGCTTTTATAAGCTTGACGTTTTGCTTTATCAATATAATTTTTATAATTTTCAAAAACATCTTTTAAATAAAAACCTATCTGTCCATTATCTGGAGTAAACCATTGTGAATCTGCTAGTAACCATTGGTTGGCAGCACTTGGATGAACATTAGATAATTGACCCCCAATTAAATTAGTAAATTCAGGATTTAAAAAATCCATTTGCCCAGACCATCCTGTAGTAATTAATGGTTTTTTAGATAAGGTGAATTCAAGTAAAGGACGGCCAAAACCTTCACCTTTAGTTAAACTAACCATAGCTTTTACTTTTGAATGATTATAAATTTCATTCATTTCAGTATCAGTAAATTCACCATGTAATAAATAAACATTTGGTAAGTTTTTAGAATTAACTGATTTTCTAATAATTTTAAGTTTTTTAAGAATTTCTTCTCTATCAGAATAAGAAGAACCTACTTGAGAAGTTTTAAGAATTAATGCTGGTTTTTTAGTTTTGTTTTTAAAGGTTTCGTAAAATGCTTTAACCAATAATCCTACATTTTTTCGATCTTCACCTAATTCACCTTGCATCCAATGCCCTACAAACAGATATGCAAAATCTTCTTTAATGGAATTTAAATTAATATTTTTAATTTCATTACGTTCTATTACTTTATAAACCTCAGTATTTGCTCCTTCAAATAATACTTCAATAGGTTTTTCTAGTTTTATTATACCTTCTAAAGCATTGGTTTGTTTATTTCTCTTTTCAAATTGAGATTCTTGGAATACTTTTTTAGAATGTTCTGATGATACAATATTTAAATCCATTCTATTACATCCTTCTACCCAATCACCTGGACAAATGGTAGATTCAATTCCTGCTGTAAATCCAATGTTATATTTTCCAACAGGATGAAATTCACTAGGAATAGTTATTTGAGCCCAAATTTCTGGTTGTTTTGGGATTTGATTATTAGGAAGTACTAAATCATATAAAAATTTCCATTCAGGATTATCTTTACAAAATCCAAAGGGTGTGTTTCCCCATCTTTGAGATAATAAACGTACGTTGTATTTACCCGATTGAACAATAGATTTAATAACGTCTCGAGAACGAGCTCCATAGCCTGAGTAGGTATCAAAAGGGGAACTTATAATAAATAATGGTTTCATTAATATAACAATTTATGTGTGTTTACTCTATCTTTAACTTCATTTACATTAATAAGTTCATATTTTTCTCTTGGTTTCCAAGTTTTAAATAATTCCTTAAATGCTTCTATAATTCTTTCACCTTGAATTTTTCCAGTAAATCCAGCTTCTCCTAAAGCCCATTCTCTACCTTTTAAACCTCTAGCTTTACGTTCTTCTTTAGATAAAGAATAAATAGCCATAATTTGCTCAGCAGCATCTTCAGGACGACATCTGTCATCCCAAATATAAGGTGTTAGAGGTGAACCTTGAATTGAACGATTTGTTGGGTATACTGGGAAAGCCCATTCACCATGTTTTTTATAGGTGCCGTTATGATTAGAGGGAATTTCTAAAGTAGGAGTAAACCAATTTCCATTTTCATCTTCAAATCTCATTTGGTCTTGCATTCCTCCGGTTACATTAGCAATAATAGGATTACCTGTTAGGATAGCTTCTGTTAAACTTAAACCCCAACCTTCATTAGATGTTAAAAGAATTTGAGCATCGGTAATGTTATATAACAAACTCATTTCATAGTTGTTAAAAATTCTATTTGTAATAATAACATTATATTTTTCTTCATTTAAAAATAATTCTTGTACAGCCGCTAAATCAGTTCCATGATCACTTACTAATTCAGTATGAAGTACAAAACAACATTTCTTTGCTTTTTCTTCAGGAAGTTGATCTATAAAAAACTTATAAGCCAACATGGTATCAGGAATTTGTTTACGACGAATATTTCTAGAGTTGAAGAATAAAACAAAATCATATTCTTTTCCTTCGAAAAATTGTTTTTTAAATGTTTGTAAATTTTCCCAACTTGGATCCTCAGAAGTAATAGGATGCATAAGTTTTTCATTCAGGCCATGGGGAACATAACGAACAATTTTGTTTTTTGCTTTTTCACCTAAAACAATATTATTAATATTTACTGTTTGTTTTGAAATACCCATTAATAGATCACAAGCTTCATAATAAGGTTTATTATAAAGTGGAGCCGGATAATCATCCCAAATATTTAAATAAGTAATAGGAATATTTTTTCTAATTTCATTTTCCATAGAAAATAACCAAAAGAAATAACGAGGATCAGTAATCAACATGATAGCATCTGGTTTTTCCAATTCAATAATTTGACGGAGCATATCAGGTCCACCATAATCATTTGCTGGGTATAAGATAACTGAGGAATCTGTTAAATTTGCAGATTCATCTGTTGATTTTGAAAGATCAAGACGTTTTCCTATTTCAGGGTGGTTAAGAGACCCAGCAATGTTTACCCAATTAAAATGATGAGCAGTATTAATTACTACTTCTCTACCAACAGTTGCTACTCCTGAGTGGACTCGAATGTCATCGCAAATTAGTAAGATTTTTTTCCTCTGCTCTGGGGGCAGGTATTCAAAACTATTATTCATGTAACTTTATTTAATTTAATTTTTAACCGTTGATTTCTAAATTTGTGTGATTATGTACTTTTTTTCTAAATTCTTCATCGGTAAGATACAAATGAATTGTACGATCAGCAAGCTTTTGTAGTGAAAATTTATATTTTACACACGAAATTTTGAATTCTTCAAATAACTCACTCTGCACTTTTACAGAAGTGAGAGTCATTTCTTTTTTACTCATAAATTTTATTTTTTAATTGTTGTATATAAATATATTAGGATTCTTTTAAAATACTAAAATATAATTATTATTTTTAAAAGTTTCTTTTTGAGTATCATCTTCAAAAATTATTTCTCTTAAAAAGTTTCCGTTTAAATAAATTCTAAGATTATTTATATTCTGGAGATCACCTATAGGAAAACGTAACCAATGTTCTGGTTCTGAGGTTTGGTGGATTTCTTCTTCGTTGTTAATTATTAAAGTTAAAAGATATTCTTTATCAAAGGGATTATTAATATAAGCATAAATAATATTATTTTCTACATATAGTATAGGTTCTATTAATCCTCTAGAAGATAATAAATTCCATGTATTATGGTGTAAATCTAAAATTATACCTTTATCATTAAGAATATATTGATTTTTTATTATATGAGGTTTATTTTTTATAAAAAAATCATAATAAGCCCATTCACAACATCCTTGATTATCTTGGAGAATACAACGAGATTTTTTTTCATCAAAAGAAAGTTCTTCAAATGAATAATAATCTAAATTCCAAACATTATAATGCCCTTCTAAATTAAAATATTTTTTTGGATTTTCTATATCCTCAGGAAATGTATAAACTACATTAGCATTTCCTTGTTGAAGAAGTTTTGTATTAGTATCTATTTCTACAATACTTTTAACTTCAGTATCAAATTCTAAATAATGAACATATTTAAAACCAACACTTTTACAAAGCATTAACCCATTACTCAAAGTTCTCCAATGAGCTAAAACAGGACTTCCTAAATAAAGGGAATCTTTAGTAACTATAGTTTGAGATTGAATAGTTGCTGTTGTTTTAATCCATCCTTCAGGTTCATTATATATTAAAAGTTGATTATTAGAATCATAAACAAAATAATCAACCATATCAATAATATCATCATCTATTTTACTATGGGATGAAATTACTATTTTTTTATTATTTTCTTTAAGTTTTATTACTAAATTTCTAAGTAAACCCATTCTATATTCATCTGGGGTATGGGCTGTTATGAGCATTACTTCGTGTGAATTCATATTTTAATATTTATTTATTACAAAGTTCTTTATTATCCTTAAAAGGACAAAATCTACAATTATGAGCAGATGGATTTGGTTGATAACTTCCTGATTTGTGAGAACCATCTGTGTTAAATGCTTCTTCAATAAAATTGTTTACGGATGTAACTGCTCTATTTAATTTGACTTTACCACTTGCTGGTATAAATTCTTGGATTCGTGAAATAGGAAAATCACTATTCTCCCATACTTTACGTTTTACAATAAAAAATTCTACATCAATATTATCTGTAGGGATATTGTATTGTTGTCCATAATATTTTTTATAAAGAATAAGTTGAAATTGTTTTAATTCATCTTTTTTTTCTCGATCACCCCAACCTCTAGTAGATGTTTTAATATCTAAAATTTTAAATTTATTTAGTGTTTCATTATATAAAACAACATCTAAATAACCTTTATATAAAATATTAGGATATTGGGGATTTGGAGTAACCATAAGAGGAACTTCACATCCTACTAAATGCCATCCTTTTTTACTAAAATAACTACCTCGTTTTTTCTTTACAAATTCTAAAATAGCAATTCCATCTTCAAAAAATTCATTCATTTCAACTGAGTTGCTAAAATGGATATTATTATTGGATTTGTAGTCTTTTAAATAAGTTTCTCGAAAACGTTCTTCAAAATATTCTTTTAAATTAATTCTATCAGCAGCCGCACCACTAACTTCATATATAGTTGTTAAATAATGTTGTAAAGTTTCATGTAATGCTGTTCCAAAAGTCATATGAATGGATGATTCGCTAGTATAATGACCATCTTTATACTGTAAAGACCATTTACGGGGACAATTTTGGTAAACAGAAAATTGGCTATATGAAATTGCTTTTTCAAAAGCATAATTCATTTCTCTTAATGGTTGATTCTTAATTTGTTTAAGAATTTGAGGTATTTTTTTCTTTTTAGACAAAACTTTTTATATAACTTTGTAATTTTTTTACATCTTGATCTCGTAAATATTCTGTTGAAACAAATAAATCTCCATAAATATTATTTTGATTTTTTTCCAATTTATCTTGGTAGGTTTGATCAAAATTTCCTTTACCTATACTATAATGCATATGTTCAAATAATATTGGTAAAAATTTAATTCTTCCTACTTTTTGAGCTACTTGAAACATCCATGCATCTGAGTAGCCAAAATCAAAAAATGGAGGGTAAAAGTAACCTAAACATTCAACATAATTTCTATGAATAATATGGTGACTAGCTAGATTAGGTCCCCAGTATCCATCGTCAACATAAACAAAATTAATCTTATCAGGATATTCATTTATAGCCTCTATTATAATCTCATCCCATCCTTTAGCTCTACACCTCATATCATCTCCTAAATTCATAAAAATATCAGAAGATGCTATTTGAAGAAGTTTATTAGGATAATCACTTAAAACTAATTTAGGACCTATTATAGTTTTTACAGGATTAGTATATTTAAGTGTTAATTCATTAAAATATTCAACATATTCAGGAATATAAGAATCATCTAAATCAAAGTAAACTATAACTTCTATTTGATTAGGATTATTAGCATTATTAAATAAAGAATCACATAATTCTCTTAAACCTTGAGGTCTATTTCTACTAGGAATTAATACAGAAATTAATTTTTCCATTATCTATTATCTATATAAATTATAACTTCATTATAATACTCAATAAAATGTTCATTCCATAAATCCCAATTAATACTATGACCATCTGTTGAAAATATTTGATGATTAGGAAATATTCTTAAATATGTATCTCTAAATTCTCTAAATTTTTGCTTCAATTCAGGATTACCTAAATGCCATTCACCTACTATTTTTTTAACATTTTGTTTTATCCAAACTAGATTTTCAGAAGTAAAAATAGCATATTCTCCACTTTCACAATCTGTTTTAAGAAAATCAATCTTATCTAAATTATATTGATTAATTAATTGAATGAATGATATCCCATAACTTTCAGTTAATACTCCTTCAGATCCATAAACAGTATCTGTGAATATTTTTTCATTGGTATATGTAATAGATTTATTTAAACAAGTAACATTTCCGTGTTGAGTATTTTCTACTAATGTATAAAATTGGCTAGGACTAGGTTCAACACAAATAACATGTTTAGGATTTTTAGGAAGAATAGAATATGTAAAAGGACCTACACTAGCTCCTATATCTAAAACTATATCATTTTCATCTACAGTAAATAATTTTTCATAGATTTTATTTTGAAAAATTTCTTCTTCAACTACAGATTTAAACCATTCTGGGGTGTGGGTCCATTTAAACATAGATTTATTTTTTCCATTTACCCTTCATCACTAATTGGGCAATAATACCATAATTAGAAATATCGATAAAACTATCAATCATCGGTTCGTCTTGAACGTAGTTACGTCCTTTACGTTTTAACATGTTTTTTAAGCGATTTATCTTGTCGTTACAACGCAGCCAAATACCAGTCAATGAAAGATTAATATCTTCAGGATCATCAAGTGTAGACCCTAAAGAAATATTATTAAGACCATAATCCATCATTTTACGAGCAAATAATTCGTATTGTTCTTGTTGATTTTCTTTAAATGCTTCAGCAAGTGAAGGATAAGTTTTTTCAAAATCAGAAATTGCTCTCTGAGCTCCCGAAGGATCATAACCATTTTCAGTAATCATAACTTAAATAAGTATTTCTTTTTCTAATGGAAAATAATTGTTTAAAATCTCAATTTGATCTTGATACTCAGCAATCGCTTTAAGTTCAATTTCAATTGCCTCTACAATATCTGAATGTTCTCCAATTCCAACTGGTTGGTGGAGGTAAACTTCAATATTAGCTCTATGTTTAGCAATATGCCCTTCGGCATGTTTATATACTGCTGATAAAATTGTATTTCTCATACTCATAACTTTGCTTTTTTAATTAACTTGTCTGTTTCTTTTTCATTAATTCCCATTTCCCAAAGGATTCCTCTTACTCCGGATTCACGTATAATATCAATATACTCTTCAGCTTCTCCAAGACTACATTGATAGTAATCTGCTACATATTGTAATAAATCTTCGTATGTGTTTTTATTTTGTTTTTTTACATACTTGAGGAACATTTTTTTCTTTGGTAACATGGTCTTATAAATGTTATAAATTTTTTCTTTTTCAGTAAGCGGGAGTTTTTGTGCAACATTTGCAATTTCTACATAACCTATATACATCGATACATATCTATGAATCATGTAAGAATTGAACGATTCTCGCTGATCTTCTGAAAAAGATGACCATTCCCTTTTATTAAAGGTTAATTCATTTAGCCAATCAAATAGCGTCATCTTCGAATTCTGCTCTTAATTCTTTAGGCAATAATTCTACTAATACTTTACCTGTTTTTACATCAAAAAAACATGGAACTGGAATAATTCCATCTTCTTGGGTACCTGTTACAAATTTAGATACTTTACGTAAAATTACTCCCTCTTGGAATACTTGATTACCATCAGATGATGTAATTGCTTGTGTGTTTTTAATGTCAATATTGACATTGAGTTGTGGTTTTTGGTTCATGTTTATTTATTTAATTTTTCTTTTCTATATTCTATAAAGTCATGGATAAATCCAGCCGCGACTATTATATTCATTCCTAACGACATTAGTATCTCATGTATATCTGCGTATATAGTGGTCATTAAGTGTATATGTCCCACCATCCAAAATGGTACCGATAAATTCTGTGAAACCCAAGATAATGTGTATTTTATAAAATATTTCATTTTAACTCAATTAATCTAGCTATTAATGCCATACAATTAATTTCTTTATCTATTCGAAAATTAGCTTGATATGAGTATTCATTTATATAGATTGCCACCATTCCTTCACTGCCTGCTGCATATGCAGAAGCATTATCATACAAGAAACGATAAAGTTCCTCAAAATCTTGGACATTTGCATTTGCAATAATTTGACGTATTTCATTAAAACTCGGTTTAGGTTTAGATAATTCTTTAACTACTTGGGTTGTATAACTATTTGATACAATTACGGATTTATCAATGTTAAGCTCGCCTTCTTGATTTGATAATTGAGCTGTATTAAGCATTTTACGTACATCGGGATAGAATTGGCTTACTAGGATTTTAATATCATCCATAGTATATGATACTTCTTCCTTCTCTAATATTCCGGCAACATGTTTAGCAATATCCTGTTTTGAAGGAGGAACAATTTTAAGTACTTGACAACGTGATTGAAGAGGATCAATAATACGTTCAACAAAATTACAAGTTAAAATAAAACGTGTTGTACGAGAATATGTTTCAATTACATTTCGGAGTGCTGCTTGACCTTGAATTGTAATAAAATCAGCTTCATCTAAAATAACAACTTTAAGTGATTTAAAAGATGCTACTGAAGCAAATCCTGATACTTTATCTCTAATAGTGTCAATACCTCTTTCATCACTAGCATTAATATAGAGATAATCACAATCAAGATTATTAACAATAAGTTTAGCTAAAGTAGTTTTACCAGTTCCAGCAGGACCATAAAAAATAAAATTTTGAATATCATTTTGGTCTAGATACTGTTGGATAGTTTTTTTAATATTTTCATTTCCAACATATGAATCTAAATTAGAGCTACGATATTTTTCAACCCAAAGTGTATGTGCTTTTTTACTCGAGCTCCCCATAAATGTTATACTTTTTAATTTCAGGTTCTTTAATTTCTACCTCTGTCGAGAATATACCATAAAGTTTTCCAACAACCAAATCTAAACGAAATGCTTTAGGTTTTACAGTAGATACTTCATAATAAGCTTCTAATGCTTCTGTTAATCCTTTTTGGATATCTTTAACTCCATTTACTTCCCAACGATCTCCAGGAGGAACACGTTGAGCAAATTCAACTAATTGTTCTTGAATTTCTGTTTTCATAACTTAATTTGTTCTTTAAGATAAGGCAGTAGATCATTATACGGATAATTTAATATTCCATCTCCATTTTTTAATCCAAACCAAATATAATTTAATGGTTGAGCTGGTTGAGGGAGAAAATGTATATCATGAATTATATAAGTTTTTTCTTTGATTGTAACTTTTTTCCCTATAAGACCTACTGCATCTCTCATAATAACTAAATTTACATCATACCCATCATACCTCCAAGTCCTTCATCATTTTTGTTTTCTTCGGGCTTGTCAACTACAACGGCTTCTGTTAATAAAATAGTACCTGCTACTGAAGCTGCATTTTCAAGTGCTGTTCGAGTTACTTTAGCTGGGTCAATAATACCTGCTTCACTCATGTTTACAACATCATCAGTTTTTAAATTATATCCAATCCAAGATTCGGATGTTCTAACTTCATTCATAACATGGTAAATGTATTCTTGATCAACTCCAGCATTTGCAAGAATTTTCTTGAATGGAGCAGCACATGCTTTATAAACAATATCAGAACCAATAGAAACTCTATCAATATACTCACGAGCATGTAACAAAGCAGCACCTCCACCTGGTACAATGCCTTCTTCAAGAGCAGCTTTGGTTGCTTGAAGTGCATCATCTACGCGATCTTTTTTCTCACGCATTTCAGATTCAGTAAATCCACCTACGTGTACAATTGCTACACCACCAATAAACTTAGCTAAACGTTCTTGCAATTTTTCTTTCTCGTATGGTGAAGTTGATTTTTCGATTTGTGTTTGAAGTTCTTCAATACGAGCTGTAATTTTATCAGCATCACCTTTACCATCAACAATAGTTGTAGTATCTTTATTTACTGTAACTACTCGAGCTTCACCAAACCAATCCCAACTAAATTTATCAAGTTTCATACCTTTTTCAGCACTAAATACTTGACCACCTGTTAGAATAGCAATGTCTTCAAGGATAAGTTTACGACGATCTCCAAAATCTGGTGCTTTAACAGCAACTGTTTTTAAAATACCACGAGCTTTGTTTACAATTAAAGTAGCAAGCGCTTCACCATCTACATCTTCAGCAATAATTAACAATGATTTATTTTGATTAGATACTGCTTCTAGAATAGGCAACAATTCTTTTACAGTGTTAAATTTCTTATCAGCAATTAAAATCAAAGCATCTTGAATACTTGTACTCATGCTGTTATTATCTGTAACAAAGTATGGTGATTTATAACCACGATCAAATTGCATACCTTCTACTGTTTCAAGATATGTTTCACCGTTTTTAGATTCTTCAATGAATACAACACCTTCACGACCTACTTTTTGCATTGCCGTAGCAATCAATTCACCTACTTCAGGATCATTATTTGCTGAAATAGTAGCGATTTGTTTAAGTTGTTCTTCATTTGAAATATCTGTTTTAATTTCAGTACGAACAGCATCAAGTACTTGTTTTACAGCAAGATCAATTTCACGCTTTAGTTGAACAGCATTTCTATCATTGCTTAATTCTTTAAGACCTTGAGTTACAATTTCTTGTGCTAACAAAGTAGATGTTGTTGTACCATCACCAGCATTATCAGCTGTTTTAATAGCAGCTTGTTTTACTAATTGTACACCCAATTCTTCGATTGGATCTTCTAGTGTGATAGATCTTGCTACTGTTACACCATCTTTTGTACTTTGAGGAATACCTCCATTTGCAATAACAACATTACGTCCATTAGGACCTAAAGTTGATGTTACAGCATTTGCTAATTTATCGATACCCGAAGATAATTTCTTACGTGCATCTGGTCCAAATTCAATAATTTTACTCATTTTCTGTTTTATTTACTTTTCCTAATACTTGGTTTTCTGGTCCGATCCAGTATTCTTCTCCTTCAAATTCTACTTTGCTAAATCCCATTGTAGGTAATATTACAACATCTCCAACATTAAGAATTGTCTTGATAAAAGTCCCAGTAACTGACCAATAACCTTCTCCAACTGCTATTACTTCAGCTAGTTTATTTTTTTCATTGCCCAAATCGGGAACAATAATACCTCCATATGAGGTTTCTTCGGCCTCAATCGGTTTTACGATAACGGCATTATAAAGTGCTTCTAATTTCATAGTCCAATTTTTTCTAATAGTTTATTCATTTCATCTTGTTGGCGTTGCCATTCATTAATATACTCCATAATAGTAGAATATTCAGATTTAAGGTCTAATTTAGATTTAGCAATTTTTTTAAGTGCATGGGATAAATTAGTGTAATGACCTAAAGGCTTTTCATAATTTTTACCTACACTTCCTGCTTCTAAATTCTTTTCATCTGGGGTGATGGTTTCCACTACTGTGTAACAGTATTGATCTTTAGAGATGTGGAATGGCTCAATAGCCGGATCTTTAATAATAGTATAACTCATTTTTTATATATTTTATAACGTGAATATACGAAATATTCTTGAAAAAACCAAGCTTTAGGGAGCTTTTAATTATTTAATTTGCAACAATTTTGGTTTAGATTCTTCGGCAAATGGAATATCAATAGTAAGTAATCCATTTTCCATTATTGCTTCTGCTTGTGAAAGATTAAATTTAGAAGCAATTCTATAACCTAGACTAAAAGAACGTCTAGCTATACCTCTATGAATATAGTTATGACTTTCTTTTTCTTGAAGTGCTTTAGAATTTTTATCATATCGAATAACGAGTAAATCTCCTTCAATATGAAGTTCAACATCTTCTTTAGCAAGACCCGTACATGCAACTTCAAAATGAAGTCCTTCTGAGTTTTCAAAGATGTCTACTGGGTGGGAATATTTGGCTTGATTAGCCGGTTGAAAATCTAATTCAGACTTAAAAAAGTCTTTGAATAATAAATCAAATGGTGAGAAATAATTCTCGGTAAATAATGTACTCATATCATTTTAAATTTGTGCTGTCCTAAGATCAGCGGGTTAAACATTAACAAAACTTGCTCCCTAAAGTCATGGTTTTGTCTTATATACATATATTAAAGATAAGAAAAAGCCTGTCGGTAGACAAGCTTTTCTGTAAAGTTTATTTTATTTTTAAACTAACTAATAATTGTATAATTTTTGATCTTCTATATTTCCATCTTCATCATGTATTGTTTTAAAAACTTTAACAGGATTACCATCTATTTTAGAAGATATAGTAGGTTTATTTCCATCACCTTCCAAACTTGAATTTATCTTAGCATCTTCATATTCATCACCCAATTCATCTTTTAATGCTTGTATATGATTTTCAAAACTTTTAGACCATTTATTTTTACCATCATTTTTATTATCATTTTTATTATCATATTTGGGGACAGTAAAAGAAAGTTTTATATTAGTTCCATCAGTTGTAAAAGTAATTTTTCCATATCCTTCCCCAACAAAATCTTCTTCTTTATCAGAATCAAGAATAAAAGATGAACTTTTTAATTGTTCTATTGCTTTTTTAAATGTATCAGCATCATCATAATATTCTGGGTTTCCAAATTCATCAGCTTCCATTGTAAATGTGTGGGTTTCTCCTGGTTCTTCTTCGAATTCATCTCCACCTTCTAAATACATTTCAAAGTTATCTTTTAAATATTGTTTAACATCATCAGATAATTCTTCATTTAATTTTGCTTTAAATTGACCTTCAGTGATAATACCCGCCAACATTTGCATACGAAGTTGCTCTTGTGTCATTTTATTTTATTTATAAATATACGTTAGATTTCTTTTGATACAAGATAGTATGTACTTTTTACAGAATCGTTTTCAAATTCTAACTTCATAATACCTTCTAAATTGATACTAATAGTTCCACCTACCATATCTTTATTACAATACATAATTTCTTTAATCATATTTGAATTGTAATGTTCTTTGAAATCATCTGGTAGATCTGTTGTTTTTGCTCCTGGGATGTAAAATGATACTTTATTAGCATGTTCTACATTACCTCCAAATTGCATTTCAATTTGAAATTCACCATCAGCATTTTCATGTGGTTTAATTACTACTGTTTCACTTTCAGCTAATGCTGATTTGGCTCTAACAATGGCATTAATACTTTCATTATCTAAAGGTGCTTCAATATTCCAAGACATTTCACCTGTTACTTCTCCAGCTTTAGGAATAATCATTGTATCAGCTAAAGCATAATTAAGAGTAAATTGATTATCAGCAATAATTAATTTAGTAATAAATTTATTAATTTTTTCATATTTTAAATCTAAATAACCATTTGTAATACCAATTAATTTATTTAATTGAGTAGTATTACTAATTGCAATTGTTGAATCTTCAAGAGGCATTTCATTAAACTCAACACGACCAATCATTTCTTTAGTAGGTGCATTAAATTTAATTACCATATTTTCATCTTGAATATCCCATTTAACAGCTTCAATCATACCATTTAGGTAATATTTTGAAATAACTGAGGTAAGATCTAATTTGTTTATCATGATTTATTCGAATGTAAAGAATTTGTTAACTTTTTTATTAAATACAGGCATACCCCAACCTAAGTCACTGTAGATGCCTTCTAATTTATTTTTCATAACAGAATCAAATAGTCCATCTCTATCAATATATTTTTCAATAAACTCCATAATTTCAGGAGGATCGCTATGTCCATTAAATCCTATCACGTCGATACGATACGGATTCTCCTTCAGATATCCAATGTACATTTTATCTCCTATTTGAAAAGTTGGATGTTTTTTATCTAATCCTTTAAAACGAAGTAAATCATTATAATAGATAGCTGCTTTAGTATTAATAGGACATTTTAAACCTAATTTACTAAATATTTCACCTGCTGTGGGGCCTGAAGCAATATATTCACTCATTTTCTTTAATCCTGTAGGTTTTAGGATTTGTTCCCAACCTACTGTTCTAAGTGATTCTCTAAATTCAAGCACCTGTTTATCAATACTAGTTTTAGAAGTACCAAACATAATTTCATTTAAAATATGTTCTCCAAACTTTCTAAATAGTGGAGGGAAATTTGATTTCATCAAATCTAGACCCTTCATATCTAGCTCATCTGTTGGTACACCTTCTTTATTTACAATATGCATTGCATATCTACGTTTACCAGCAAAATAACCTCTATCAAGTACAACTTCTTGTTTTAATTCAAAGTAATGTGGTTCGTCAGGATATTTAACATTAAATAACTCTTGTACTAAAACATGTAAATGATCATTTGCTAATTTTTGAATTTCAGTAGCAACTTCAAGGACCGCTTTTACAATTTCATCTTGAGTACCATTTGCTAATTCAGGATTACGTTGAAGAATTAATTCTTTAGTTTGAATAAATAATGAATCGGTATCTGATGTGACAATATAATCTTTATCTTTAGTTCCTAATTCTGTATTCATCCATTCATTTACAAACTTAATTGACTCTTGAGTTAATCTTTGACCAGTAAGTGTAATAGCTTTACTGATGAATTTGTGTCCATCAGTGTATCTCCAACCATTAATAGCAAATACCCCGTAAACATCATTTAATTTAATTTTATACGCGTGTTGACGTTTGTTATAAAATTCTCCCATTACAGGATCGTTATCAACCTTATATGCTTTTTTCATTAACGCCTTATATTCTTGACGTTTAGCAAACCAGTCAGCTAAAATTTCACAAACAACACTTGACTTATCTTTACGGAATATTACTCCTGGAGCTGAAATGAGTAGGTCACCTTCTTCAATAAGTTCTATTAGATGTTTTACTTTAATTTCAGAACGAATAAGTTTTCTATCTTTTTTAACCTTTTCAATTTCAACAAATTTTTCAGGATCCATTTTTTTGAGTTCCCTTAATGACCATTGATTATCGAATTTACCTGTGTTTACAACGCGTCCTACTAATGTTTCAATACCCATATTAAGTGAACGAATAATCGATGGATACAACGAAGTAAAGTCAAGGTCAATAACCCATTCATATAAACCAGGTACAGGATCTTTTAAATAACCTCCAGCATATTCTTCCTTAATTTCTTTAAGTACAGGATTATAAGTAGTAGGTTTATTAGGAGATACAATTCCCTTACGTTTTAGATAAGTTAAAATAGCTCCATCATTTAATACTGTTGAGTAATAAATTGATTCATAAGTTGTATGACATAAGTGAGCAATTGTAACTGTTAAGTCAATAAACTTGAGTGATTTTTCTAATTCAACAATAATTTCAACGTCTCGAATATTATATTCGATAAATGTATTTATATCTTCTCTAAATAATTTATCAAGAGATCCTTTATAGTCAATTTTACCTAACTTAACATATTTTTCTCCAATATTACCTAAAGCATAACTTGGTTCTTGTTTAGTAATGAACTTTTTAAATAAGTTCATATAATCTAAATGATTAACACCTCCTATTACTACAAAATCAGTCATTACTCCACTATCAAACATAGATGTAGATTTAACTTTTTGAATAGGAGATAAATATTGAGCTAATTCTGTACTTAATATTTTAGAAATACGATAGTATAGATAAGGGATATCAAAAAATTCACTATTCCATCCTGAAATGATAGTAGGATCAAGTTTGATCCAGATGTCAAGAAATCCACTAAGTAATTCTTTTTCTGATTTATATGGGATTACTTCTTTACCTTCTGATGTAGCATCTTTCATCAATTGTTTTTCATCTAAAATCAAACAGTAGTATTTTTTACTATTATTATCATATAAAGCAATTGATGTAATTTTACCTTTAGGATCTTTAATATTTTCAGGTGTAAGTGCTCCTGCAATTTCACACTCAATATCTAAGTAAACTAAATTGTGATAAGAAGGAGTATCATCTGATTCAGAATAAAAATCGACTAGTACTCTAGTATTTTTGTCTACGTCTTTTTCAAAATATTTAGGATCTTTCCAGTCAATTTTCTTAACAGGTGATACTCTAGTACCATCTAATGTTTCATACTCACCATCAACATCAGCAACATAGCAGGTTGGTTGATAATTAAATATCTTCCAACCTCGCTTGTCGTCTCTTAAATAATATTGATAACTTTCTCTGTCGTAATATATCGATTGATACATTAAAAGAATTTTTTAAGATCAGGTCTAAAATAATTGATATTTTTCATAACTTTCCTATCACGGCTACGGTATACAATATAATTGTCACCAACCTTTTCCCAATGACATGTTTCGCCTTGTTCTTTGGAACGTACTTGTACAGTCTCTTCTGCCTCTTCTTGAGATCTACAAGCTTTCGATAAATTCGACGCCTGTACTTCCATATAAGCGGGCCAAACTTTATTCTTAAGACCATGAAGCATAGCACCGTTCCCAAGGGAAACGTAAGTAATGTCACACAACGCATCCAAAACTTCAACGATGTTTCCGGTTTCACAAGCATGTTTATATTCTTCAAGCTCTTCAAGAATGAAGTTATAAACGAATTCCCACTCTGATCTATTTTCTGGAATTGTCGGTTCATAGTTGTTAGGTTTATTCATTAGGGAATTAAAATCTTCAACTTCACTTACAAATGGTACATAATTGTCTTTTAGATTATTAATCTCTAGATTCAATCGAGACCATTCTTGAATTACATCATTTCCAAGTTCAATTTTAGACATCATAGATAAATCTACTACTTGACCTGCTAATAATTCAATTAATTCAGCTTGTTTTTGTTCTAGTAGACTCATATCTGGTGTCCTCCGTTATTAATTTTCAATGAATCAAAAAATTCTTTACGTGCTTGATTATCATTTTCCATAAATACACCTGATGCTTTGGTTGTAACCATTGAAGCACCTTGATGTTTTACACCTCTACAAGATACACAATTATGTGTTGCTACTACAGTAACAATAACACCTTTATTACCTTCACATACTTTATCAACAGCATTATGAATAGCAGATGTTAGTTGTTCTTGAATTGCTCCTCTACGACCAAACAATTCAACAATTCTATTTAACTTAGATAAACCAATTACTTGACCTTCTTTACCAACTACATAACCAACATGAACTACTCCTCCAATTGTTTGGTGGTGATGTGAACACATTGAAGTAACAGGAATATTTCTTTCAATTACAATACCATCATAACCATCTGAAGGGAATGAAGTGATATCACTCATAGCATCGTAACGACCTTTCCATAAATCAAATACATAAGCTTTAGCTACACGGCGAGGTGTTTCCATTGAATTTGGATCATTTCTCCAGTCACATCCTAGAGCATCAAGAAATTTACCATAAGCTTCTTCTGCTTCATCTACCATTGACCACTTTTCTTTCTCGGTAAGGGGGAATCCAGGTGCAACTCCATTAGCGAAACCTGTTTTAACACACTCTAAATCAGTGTGGTTTTTTCGTCTTTTGTTTTCCATATAACTAATTAATTTTGTATTTAAATGTATAAAGGATATTTAAAATATCCAAATTAAAATGAGGGGAGCGAATCAAAATCAATAATCTAGTCCAGTTCAAAGAGGTTTAAATTTATTGAAAGTGCGCGAGGATTGATGTTTTGAGTATTTAAATTTTGATGTTGGCGTACCTTATCATTATCACTTATCCGCTATTTGGCTCATAGTAGAATTGTACGACATCGAAAATCAATTTATCATCACTCCCTACTCAAATTAAATTTGTGTTGTTGCGTTATGAACGTCCAACTCAGCTTGAATTTCATCAATTCTTGCTTCCAATGTTTGGACCATTTCATCAAGTTGGGCAATATTAATTTCCACTTCTTTTACAGATGCTACTGAACTGAATCGTGCTTCTACTTTTCCTTCGTCCGTTGGAATTTTTCTCAGTTCCTTAATACGGTTTTTCAATTCAGCCATACGAAAAATCTTATCGTATACTGGGGCATTTGCCAAGTGAATTTTGGTTTTTAAATCAGTTAACTCTATAGTTAACTCAACAGCTTTATCCAATGCGTTTTGCACTGAATAGCGTCTAACATTCCCTTCTTCTTGAGAATTAAATTTTTGTGCAATTTGATATTGCTTTTTTAATTCAACAATTAATTTGTTTTTTTGCTTTAATGCTTGAGATACATTCATGATTTTTATTTTTATATAATATACTAATCCTCTCTAGGAATTCCAACAATATGTTTAAGATTTCTTTGAAGACCTTTTTCATCATCTAACCCATAACCTACTAACCAACTTTCATTTTCTAATTCAAAACCATAAATTAAATTAGGATTGTGTGAATAAAATTGTTTAAATAAAACTACAGGAGTAATAGATTTTGGGTTTTTCCAAGCAAGATGCTCAGTTAAAAACTTAATAGTATTTCCAGAATCATATATATCATCTACAAGATAAACATCTTTTCCTTCAATATTACTAGTAATATCTTTTAAAAGTTTTATCTCACCCTGTGTTGTACCTGTGTAGGATTTCGCACTTATAAAGTCTATTTCGCATTCTTTTATATGTTTCACTAAATCCGTAAAAAACATAAAGGCGCCATTTAAAACGCAAATAAAAACAGGAGGTGAATTGTGTTTTTGTTTTGAAATTTTATAAGCAATTTCACCTACTTTATTTTTAATTTCAAGTTCTGTAAATAGTGTTTGAAGTTTCATTTATATTTAAAAATGTTGAAATTCTCGTTTTACTTGTTCTGAAATAGGGATTGGAATACCTTCATCATCTACTCGAACAAAAGTCATACTTGTTTTTAAAATAATTTGCTCATCACCTCTAAAAACATTATAATTTCTAGCTTCTACATCAAATGTAGCTGAAGTGGTTCCTATTCTAGACATATCAGCATAAATTTTTACTAATTGTCCTTCTTTAGCTGGTTTCTCAAATACACATTTATCTAATGCTACTGTAATCATATTTTTACTATGACAACGTTCCATAGCATAAGCGGCAACAGCGGCATCTACCCAGCTAAGCAATTTGCCGCCAAATAGATTGCCATGAAAACCTAAATCTAATTTTTTAACGGGGTGTGTTGATAATATATCCATTAAACTTCACGTTTTGTATCAAATGCAATAATATGTTCTCTACCTGTAAAATTGTAATAATTATCTGTACACCATTGAATTACCATAGGATAAACTCGAATCAATTCTTGACGATTATCTCCAGGAGGCATAATCCAAATTTTATTTTTAGGTACTCCTAATTCATCAAGGAATGTTTTAATTTCATTCCACGTTTCAGGATCTTCAACTGGGTTGACTACAACCTTCATATGGTAATCAGAATGGTATTCCATTGATTGTTTAATAGCATCTTTATTCAAACGAAATTTATTATGTTGATCAATCATTTTTTGGTCTACAATACTCCCCATAGGTGTAGAAACACCAAGTACGGGAAGGCTGTTGCTAAACTTAGGACTAAAAGAAATAAGACCCAGTGGATAATCTGTTTCCAAGAAATGGGATCCTTCAGTTTCAATAGTAATAATAATATTTCTTTCATTAGCAAAGTGTGTTAATTCATTTACAAGTGCTGGGTGCATACTCGGTGAACCTCCAGTTAACATCATCTCTGTAATTTCAGGATGAGCATTATAAACATCTACAATGTCTTGAAATGAATATTTACCTTTTTCGGGGTGAATACTTGTGTACCAAGAATCACACCATCCACCTTCACCAAAATAACAACGGTGGGTACATCCTGTTGTGCGTACAGCAACAGTAGGACGACCTGCCCTACTGCCTTCTGATTGTACGCATGTGTAAAGTTCTACGATTGGTAGCTTTTTGCTATAATCTTCAATTCTTTTTAGTGCCATAATTAACCTTTATAAAATGCTGTGTTTTTTTCATGTTCGCGGAATTCAACTTGAACTACTTTTAC